TGCACGCACCCGCTCCACGTCGACTTCTGCCGTGTTGGCGAGCCACGCAGCAAACCCCTGACCGTCTGCGCTGTAGACCTCCGGGGCGTTGACGGCCCGGTAGCCCTCATCCCATTCGGCTTTGCCGACGGTCGGGTGCATGTGCTCCACGATCACGTCTGGGAAGTAGAACAGGCGCTCGACCGAGTCCCCGATCACACGCCAGGTGTTGTCGAGGTACAGGTGGCGGCACAGCGGATTGGCCATCCAGCCCAGGGCCTTCCAGATCGCCGAGCTGCCGAAGATCTGGGTCGGGATATCGTCTCGGACCAGGTCATTGCCGTAAGCCAGGCCGGGCCCGGACTGACGCAGGAAGCTGGTGAACTGGCTGTCCCAACCGGATGTCCTGAACCTGTGGTCGTCACCCACGAAGCCCATGACCTCGTACTGGTCCCACATCTCTGCCGTGGCAGCGTTGAGCGCGTCCGTCATCCCGGGTCGGCCACGTTTCACGTGAAACACCGGGACGTCATACACGCTCGGATCGTCCTCATCGATGACGAACAGCATCTCCGAGTCGGTCAGGTGGCGAGTGTCCAGGAACGCCTGGTAACACTCCCTTGCCTGTTGCGGGCGACCCCGCGACGGGCACAGGACAACGAGGCTCACGATCCCTCCTCAGAAGAAGAAGGGGCACTCGCACCCCTTCACCCTGCACCTCTCCTGGTGATGCGACTTGCAGTGGCTGCAAGCCGCACACCGACAGTTACGTTTCGTCATAGCTGTAGCTGATGGTCTCCTGGGTCCAGTTCCCGGCCGGGGCCGTGGCGTCTACCTGCAGCTGGAACACGATGAACTTGGTCGTCGCGTTCGTGGTGGTGTAGGTCGTGGCGTCCCAGGTCGCCTTGTTCCCGGCGGTGAAGTTGGTGAACGTGGTGTTCGCGATCGTAGAGGTCACCGTGGACCCCTGCTGATACGTCACGTAGGCACCAGTGAACTTGAACGTGGTCGAGGTCTGAACAGCACCGTCGCCCCAGACCTTGAAGTTGGTCACGGCGTTGGCTGGGGCTGTGTCGACCTTGAGCTTCATCCACTTCTCGTAGCTGTTGGTCGCGACCGTGATCGGGTTGGCCTGGCGATTGGCCAACGAGTTCGTCGCGTTGTCGGCACTGATCAGGTCGATGCCGGTCACGGCACTCGACTCCGTCGGACCCGTCGAGGTGTAGACGCGCAAGGAAAGTGAGGCTGCCATTAGTTCTCCTTGTTGCCCTTGCTGCCTGGCGCGGGGGTGGCCGCTTGACCCTCTTGCGGCGCCCCTGCCTGACCGGCGGGCTTGCTCTTCTCCGAAACCTCCTGAGCCGTGGGCACCTCGGAGAGGCGAACCGCCCCGGTGGGTGTCACCACCATTGGCTCATCGAACTCTGGGCCCCACGGCTCCAGACCCTGCTCCTTGCGAACCTCATTCACGGCGCGCCATGGCATCTTGGCGAGCTGGATCTCCATGACCTTGGCCTGACTGAGGGTCTCTCGGAGGTTGAGCTTGGTGAAGCGGAAGGCGAGGTTGTTGTCGGGCCCGCCGAACGCCGGGTCCCACACGATCTCCCGCGTGAAGTAGTCCTGGATGAGCGACAGCAACGGGCGGATACCACGGTCGTCCGTGTTCTCCTGCTGGACCTCGCTCGACGAGCGGTTCACATCGAAGGTCAGACCCAGGTCCTGCGGCGACAGACCGAACACGGCGCTGATCTTGCGGACCAGATAGATCTGCCACTCCAGGAACTGCATGTCACGGTTGCTGTTCCGGAACGGGATGAACTTGGCGTTCTTGGTGCCGCCGATGAACGCCATCGCGCCCCGGCCTGCCACCTCGGACAGCCAGTAGGTCTTGAACGAGTCGACCTGCTCGGGACGAGCACCCTCACCGAGGTCAAGCATCCCGTCGGGGGCTGCGTTGGTGACCTGGCGATGGTTGTAGCTGTGGCCCACCAGCTCCGACTCGATCGTGAGCTTGAGGGTTTCGAGCTTGGACAGGCCGGTCGGACGATAGGTGGCCGGGTTCTCCATGATGTACGTCATGTCGTCGTTGCTGAACGACGCGCGCAGGAACCCGTCGGGGTACCAGAAGTAGCGCGGCTCCCCACGCTCCCCTGACCAGCTGGAGCTGACTCGGATCTTGCCGCCATCGACCGGCCACAGCTCGGCCGGTAGACCGCGCAGGTTCCTGACCTTCTCAATCACCCCGGCGTCGAGCACCAGGATGTCCTCGATGACCGGCTCGACGAAGCTGCGGAAGCTGTCGGTGGCCGGGTTCGGACGATCGAATAGGCCCTTGACCTGCTCCTTGAGCGGCTCGCTCATCCGCTTCTCGGGATCGAACGCGACGATGTCCCACTCAGCCGCACTGACCTGTGACTTGCGGACACCGATCGCCGCCCGGATCCACTCCGAGTGCTCAGCCCAGTGGCGGAACAGCTGGACGTTGGACTTGGAGACGCGCCCGCGCTCGTTCGAGGTGACCGACGCGCTGGGGAGGTTCTTGGGATCTGTCTTCCGTGACGCCCAGGTGGCGATGCTGTCCATAAGACTCATGGCGTATTCCGCAGCGAGTTCGCGATGATCTTGCTGTGGATGTTCTCCACGTAGTCGTATTGCAGGCGCTTATTCACGAACTCCAGCGCCTCCTCGTAGGTCATCTTGTAGGTCGGCACCCCGGTGAGCAGCTTCTCAACGTGCTCGGGGACGCCCCTCTTGCCGTCGCGAAAATCAAGCTCAGCCATCAGCTCTCCGCGCGACGATCCGCAAGCACGTCTCGCACGACTTGGCAGCGGGCAACAGGTCCGATGTCTCTGCGTCAGCACCGGCGGTGCGACCACAGAGGGTGCGGTCCTCAAGGGAACGGGTGAGCTTGACCGCGTGCCAGGACTGGATCTTGACCCAGAGGATCTGCATTTATCTCCTCACCGATCCGAAGATCAATCCACCACCACCCAGGTCCAGCGAGAACCCCAGGGCATCGACCATGTCGTCGTGGCCCTTGGGGAAGCTCAACAGCTCACGCTCGAAGTCCGACTCCCGGAGCGAGACGTGGTGCTTGATCCTGTGTGCTTCGTACTTCGCCGACACCGCTCGCGCGCGCGTCACCTTATCGGTGTCGGATTTCTTGCCCTCGATGGGGATCCGCGGGTAGTCGTTCATCACCTGCTGGATCAGCGTCGACTGGAACTGCTGGCTCTCACAGATCACCAGGCTCATGTCCGGATGGGCGAGCCAACCGTCGTACACGAACTCAGCGTGGTGGCTCTCGCGACGATCGCGTACCACCGAGAGCACGTAGAAGTTGCCGTTGTCGTCCTCGGCGGTAGTGACACGAGCGGTGTAGTCCGCCCGCTCCTTCTCCGAGGACGCCAGGTCCACGCCCATCCTGATGGTGTAGCTCTGCTCGGGGTCGAGCGTGTCGAAGTAGTCGAACGGCCGCCGGAAGACGTTGCCGGACATCAGGCCGCTGATGTCGTTCTGGTAGGCGCAGCTGAACAGCGCGGTGCCCAGCTGAACCTGCTTCTCCAGCAGCTTCTCCACCGGCCAGTGCTCCGGCCAGTAGCTGACCATCGTGCCGTCCGGTTCCTCGGTGATCGCCTTGGTTGTCGTCAGTCGCCAACCCTTGCCACCAGCGTCCACCGCTGTGGTCAGGCGCTCGTACAGATCGTCCTCGGCCCAGCGGGTTCCGAGCAGTACGACCACTCCGTCAGGGACGAGACACGGGAGCAAGGTCTTGAAGAACCAGGTCTCGATCTTCTCCCGCTGCTCGATGTTGGCGCAGTTCTCCTCATCCAGGATGTCGTCGCACAGGATGATGTCGAACCGCTTGCTGATGATCGCGCCACCCGCACCCGCGGCGTACAGCGTCACGTCCTTGCTGCCATGCCAGCGCGAGCCAGCTCGCAGCCATTCAACGTCGGTCCATTTGCTGGTCGAAACCAGGTGGCCGTACAGGTCTCGGAAGTTCGGGTTGGACTCGAACGTCCAGCGGATCGCTCGGGAGAAGTCGTTGGCCTGCTTGGCCGTGTTGCTGATCAGGCCAATCCGCACATCCGGGTGATCGGCGATGTACTTGGCCAGGTAGATCGTGTTGCCCCAGGTCGTCTTCGCGGCGCCGCGCGGCTCCAGGATGACGGTGTGAGCCCGCTCAGCAATGGCAGCGTCGATCGCCTCGACCATGCCGACGTGGTGCTCGTACGCCTCGTAGCTGAAGACGTACTCGCCGAACGCGAAGGTGTCAGTTGTTGCGAGACTTTTCACCGCTAGGCGGTGCAACTCCGTCAACTCCTGCTCGCTCAGCGAGCCGAGGTCGAGTTGCTTCAGCCAGTCTTCGGATGAACTCAGGGGGGAGTCCGTCAATGTTTCCAGTGAGTGCAAGGTGACGCTCCTCGGTGCGCGATGACGGCTGTCCCGTCAGCACCAGACCCTTGTCCATGAGCTTGACCAGATCGTCGACGCCGACGCGGAAGTCAGGGTTGGCCAGCTGCTCGCCGAACTTGTAGAGCGCTGCCTGGGTGACCGTTAGCCAGTCCTCGGAGATCTTGTCGATCTTGGCCACCAGCTCGTTGGCCAGCGACTCCGACACCCGCTCGATGACCTTGTCGTCGCGGCGGAGCTTGATCTTCTCCTTGTCGTCGTACCAGCCGTTCTCGCGCGCGTACTGCGCGACCGAGCTGTAGCCCTTGATGCCATGGCGACGGCACAGCTCGCGGATCGACAGCGTCGGGTCCGCGAAGAACTCCTTCTTCAGCGTGTCGTAGTCATGGGTCCGGGCGCTCATATCAGGCGTGCTCCGCAGTGGGGGCAGATGGCTTTCTTCTTGGGATCGACCGTCACCGGCTGATCACACTCAGGACAATCGATTCGACGCGAGCCAGTCGGCACAGATGTATTCGAGGATCTTCCAGTCCGGCGTCTCCCCACCCTCTTCCCCCCGCCACGCGGCCAGCGCTCCGTCAATAACCTCGGCTGCCTCCTTGGGCATCCGGTAGGTTCGCTCAACCCAGGCCGCAGGGCGCGCACCACCCTGCGGCCTGGGGAGCGGCGTGAGCTGGTCCAGATCCAGGGTGGACAACCCCGTCAAACGGTCCAGAGCTTCACGGGAGAATGGAAGCCGCGAAAGCAAGGTGTCCTTGGTCTCGATGGCCGAGAGCTGCCGCAGCAACATGCCCAGCTTCTGCGGGTTGGGCTGCCCGTGGACCTCGTTGAGGATGATCGTCAGCTGCTGGCTGTCCGAGTCGTCGAAGGCCGTCAGGCTGACCGGGACCTCGTCCAGGCCTTCGTCGATAGCCGCTCGCCAGCGGTTCTCGCCGTCGATGATCTGGTACTTGTCCTCACCCCCCGGATACGGACGCACCACGATCGGGACCACGAAGCCGAAATCCCTGATGGAGGTGACGGCCTTCTGGTACTGGTCGTCGTCCATCTCGTTGGGGTTCCAGCTGTTGGGCTCGACATCTGCCGTGCGGACCCACAGGAACTCCGGCTTCACCGCAGATCCCATTCGACCCTCGTCTTGATCTCGTCGCCCATGCCAACTTCGACGGCTACGATCCGGGGGACCCCCAGGGCGAGCCGCTCGTGGAAGTAGATGGCGAGACCCTCGGGGGTGGGCCGGACTCCGGGGAGCATGTCGTTGAGGTTGTGATCTCGGAGTTCGTCGACAACTTCTCGGACGGCTGCCAGTAGACGGTGGTGGTCCACCACATAGACCTTCTGGGCATCAAGGGTGCCCCCAACCGTAACCGTGACCGTCCAACGATGCCCATGGCCCGTCCACTTGCAACCATCGAGATAGTCGATTTGATGTCCGGCCTCGAACGGCACGGTCACCGTTGTGGTGTGCTTCACCGATCCCTCCGGTGAACAGAAAAGACGGGTCGGCTATGCCTCAGCCGACCCGTCCGTTCGGGTTGAACTGCGTCGTCCCGCGGGAACGTAACGACACAGTGGTTCGTATGAAGTTGTGGCTCGGACTCTATCACGCACAGGTGTGCGAACAAGTCCCCTATTCGAGCGCTAGAGCCGCCCCCATAAGCGCATTCTGAGTTTCAGGGATCGGGTTCTCTTTGAACGCCAGCGCTGCGGCAATCAGGACGGAGACCTTCTTCTGGTAGGAGAAGACCTCCTCGCTGTGCGTCAGCGGGACGATCGACTTGGTTCCGTCACTCGCTACCGTTACTCGGCCCATGAGCAGGCTGCCCAATTTCGGCTCGTCGTTCTGGTGTCCAGACACCCAAGATCTCCTGCGGCTTATCGCCCTTCCTGGTCGATCTGATCACACGCACCGATTCCGTGAGCTGTGGGAATTGGTCACGGAACCGCCGTACCCCCATCAGGGGCAGGCTCTTCCTCGTCATCGTCGGTCACTCCATTCACATCGACCCACTTGTGTCCGCTCCAGTCATATCGAATGTCCACGCGCAGATAGACCTGTGCGAACTGCATCAGCCGACCCTCGTCGTCAACACACAGCCCGTAGCAACCCTTGTTCCCGTGGGTGTCTTCGTCGTAAACCCAGGCCATGATCAGCACGGGCCCGGCGTAGACGGTCGAGTCGACAAACGCCGCCAGCGGTGTCGGCAGCGACGTGATCACTTCTTCGTCGGCGGGTCGATCTTGCCGCGAATGAACTCAGGATCGGGCCGCAGGGGCGGCGGTTCTGGCGACTTGGTGATCGGCTTGGGGGGTTCTTTGCTCTTCTCAACCATCGCTATCTCCTGAGATCACCTGATCCACTCCAAGGTACCACAAGGGGCCACCTTCTCCGGGAAGAGAGGTGGCCCCTTGTGGGCAAAAGGAAGAGGGACCCCGTGGCCCGGGGGAGCCACGGCCTGGGGGAAAGCCGCTGGGGTCCCTCGGCATCAGATGGTACACACCTGATGCCTTATGTCAAACGCCGATCGCCGCTGCAATCCGCTGGCGAGGGGTCTGCCGTGCGCCGTAGATCCTCTCGCTCATCCGGGTCTGCTTGGCATGACCCGAGATGTCCATGCGACCGAGATCGATCCAGTTGTCTCCGTCCCTGCCTGACCAGTTGGCAATCCGGAGGAACTCCTTCTCGTCCGACTCGATCAGCAGCTTGTACGCCATGGCCTCGTCGGCCCGGGGCAGCTCCCAGCGGACAGGACCGATGGGGTGGACGCAGAACCAGCCGTGCGGCGTGACTGTCTCCACGGATCCGTTGATGTGGATCTGGTAGGTCAGGTTCTTGCCCTTGACCTGGAACTTGCGGCTCGTCTCCAGCATCTCCAGCTGCTTCTTGTTCAGCTTGGACTTGAGCAGCTCGGTGGCCCGCTTGTCAGCCTCAGTGAGCTTCGACGGGCGCCCAAAGAGCGGATCGGTGCGGTACTCGTCGTCGGCTGGGTACGTGAACCAGCGGGCGTTGAGGAAGCCCGCTTCTCGGACGTAGGTGTCGATCCGCTCCTGGACAGCATTCGGGACGACAAAGCCGCCGTTGGTCGTGTTGGTGGTGCTGGTGGTAACGACCCCGGTGAACAGGCCCCTGGTGTTGAACCGGATCGTGATGTCACCAGTCCCTTCGTTGCGAGTCGTCTCGGCCGTGGTGCCGATCGGCAGGTTCATCGTGGTTTCCTGATCCCCATCGGTGTACGTGAGCGTCCAACCCGGCATCGGAATGAGGTAGGTCCGGTTGGTATTGCCGAAAACCGTCGCATCAACGTAGTCCCGGTTCGCGGTCAGCGACCATTCGGTCGCTGTCGCGACCCGGGTCCCGTTGAAATAGAGCGCGCTCTCAGCCACCCTGGAAGCGGGGGACCGCGATGATCTCCGTCGCGGTGGGCTCGAAGGATCGGATCTGGGTCGGCTTCTCGCGCTTGCTCGCGGGGACCGCGAACATCAGATACTGCGAGGACGCCTTCAGCTCGTTGAACTTGGCTTCCGCCTCTGCCGTCTCCGCAGCATCGGTCGGTGCCCACTCGACAGCCGTGTCTCCGGTCTTGTCGAGGATGCGCAGAATGTGCTTCATTCCCTCTCCTGTTGGTGGCACCCAACTTAGATCAGGATGATGACCACCTCGTCGTCGGTCCAGGTCACCGTGTCCACCGTGTAGCTGACGTCGTCGAACTCGACGATCTCATCGACGCGGGGAACGTGGTACCAGATCCGGGTCGCGAGGTGTGTCCCATCAGCCCGCCGGAACACCAGAGTGGGGTTCGGTACGCGAGCCCCACCCTGCGGCGGCATCATGTTGACACCTCGATGGTCATCACCTGATCCACAGCATAGCTCACTTGGTCAAGAGGCGGCGGGACCGGGCGGAAAGGTCGAGAAAGACCTCTCCGTCGTCGGTGGTGTACTGGACGATGGATCCGGATCGGATCATCGCCGAGAGGTTCCGACTCACCACCCACCTCGCCCCAACTGCGGTCTCGTGTTCGACCGAGACCCGCTCCGATGGCTTTCCTCGACGCCGGTGTGCCCGAACAGCGACCCCGGGTGGGACGGCCATCACGGCCGCCGCCACCACGGCAGTCCTGAGCCTGGGCCCGTCAGCCATCACGTCGACGGCAGCACGGGTCCAAGTCTGCAGACGAGCCCGGGCCGGGCTCACTTCTTGAACACACCCGCCAGATTGATCAGAACGCTGACCGACTCAAGAGTCTCCCGACCCAGCGAGTCGCGCAGCCCGGGGTCAATCGTGGCCACAGCGGCAGCCAGCCTGTCTGGCTCCATGTTCTTGAACATCCGCAGACCCAGGCGCAGCGTGGTGACCTCCTTGGGGAGGTTCACCGCGCCACCGGCGGTGCTTCGGATGATGGGCGCGAGCTGAGCTGCCCGCTGTTCGATGAAGGCCAACTGGGAGCCCTCAGTGGTGAAGGCGTTGACCTGGACGATCAGCGCGCTGACCTCCGTATTCGAGAGACCAGCGGACGTGATCAGCTTGGCAAACGGAACGACGACCGTGTCTGAGCGAATGGACGCGAGACGACGGAACGTGTCATCGCCCCACCGCGTGCTGATTTTCGCGCCGAGTCGTTCCAGTCGCTGACGTGAACGCTTTGCGGCCACTGCGCCCCACAGTTTGCGCTCAGGAACTCCGAGCGCAGACGCCACGTCGACGGCCTGGTTGCCAAGACCGACCAAGTAGACGCCCTGGGCGATGCGCTCTTCGAGAGATGTCGGCAGTCCATGCTTCGCGTTTGCCTCGTAGGTGAACAGCTCGCGCTGTGCTTGGGTGGCGCTGGAGACGACGATCATCTCGGCAGCGGTGAAACCGACGGCAATGGCCGACCGAATGCGGTGGTTGCCATCGAGGGCGGAGTACGGCGGCTTGGATCCGTAGACCACGATCCTGGGGAACACGGCCCCATCGTTCATGGCGGCGGTGTACAGCTCAACCGTCTCGGGGTGGATGGCGAGGAACCTCGCCTGATTGCGTGCCGACGCTTCGAGGTCGATGTCCTTGAACGCGATGATCTTGGTATCGAACTTGATTGCGCGGTCAACGAGCAGATCCTCCGACGCATCAGCGTGCGTGGTGGGCTGCAAGTTCTGTTCGGTCACTTCAGTGTGCCTCCAGGCGATGTGATCGCCAGCATGATGATGATCAGTCCGGAAATCACAATCAGGACTTCCAGAACTAGTTCAGACTCGCGTCGCTTCATTGCTTCGCGATCTTGGACAGAACGTTGTGTACGTTCTTCATCTGAGACTCGACTTGCTCAGGTGTGGTCGATTGGCCGCCGCGGGCTGAGTCAATCAACTCTGCGATCAATGAACTGGCACTTTTGTTTGTCTCAGCTGCGCGAACCTTCAGCCAGCGGGCTTGGTCCTCTGAGAGGTAGAAGCTTCGCTGCACCTTGTCATTCGGCATCGGCGGGCTCGATCTTCTCGGCCCACAGCACCATGCCCTCTTCGGTCCTGTGCTGCCGAAGCCGCATACCGTTTCGACGCAGCGTGTTGAAATAGCGCCCGGACTTGAAATCACCCGGGACCAGAATGGTCTTGCCGTCGATCAGCGCTTGGGTCGCCGGACTGATCCCGATGTTCGCGACCCGCTTCGATCGAAGCTCGTCGCTGACAACTTGAAACTCGTCTGTCACGAATCCCCCTTGCTCCTGTTGATGATCTCGACCGCGCGCCCCTTGGTTGTCACCGCGGCAGATCCCCAGATGACGTACGCATCGGCCTCTGGATTGATCCGCTGCACCGGCAGCAATGGCAGAGCCTCGATCGAGGCTTTCACCTGTTCCACCAGCTTCGGTGGCCAAACGCCCAGCATCAGCAGTGCGCGTGCTGTCGCCAGATCCCATTCCCGGTGATCATCGGTCCAGGGGATGTGCTCGCTGCTCTTCCACTCTTCGGGCCCGCATCGGGCCTCATGGATCAAATCGGCCAGTTGTTCCTCCATCATTCCCTTCTCAGCAGATCCGCCAGGATCCTGCCTGTCTCGAATGAGAACCCGTGGTCCTCTGGATGATCTGGGTGGTACTTGGGTACCAAGCTTCGAACCACCTCCTTCAGCGCCTCGCGCAATCCGATGTACTCAGCTGGGCTGACCGTGGTCGCCCACTTGTCCCACTTGTCCCACTTGTCCAGAACCTCGTCAGCTCGGACGGCTTCCTCGAACTCTTCGAGCAGCGAACTCGACCCGGTGGACATCATCTCGAAGGCGATATCGCTCCGGATCTCAGCCAGGGGTCTCACAGGATCCTGAAGATGAACTGGACGAGGCAGACGATCACCAGGAACTCGACCCACGAGAGTCGGGGACGGGTGAGTTGCGCGGCCCAGTAGCGCCAGCCAGTCACGCGGCTGACCCGGGACCCGGGATAGATCGCCACGACGTGTTGGTGGTCGAGACGCTCGCTGCCGCTGTTCCAGATCGTTGTTGTGCTACCGGTCGGCGACTGGATCTGCCAGAGGCTGTCAGTCCGCAGCAACCTCGCGAGGATGTTCATACGATCTCCGCCAATCGAGCCTGGAATGCACCCATCTGCTCAGCATCGCCACTCACCTCGTATTTGATGGTGGTGGTGAACCAACCCCGGCTAACGCTGGTGAGCAACAGCTTCACCCCGGTGCTCTGCGCCAGGCTCTCAAGCTTCCGACGCCGCCCGTCCTGCCCGAACGAATACCAGACCTTGACCGTGGCGCTGGTCATTTGTACTGGCCCGTGTTTTCTGACACCCGTTCCACCTTATGAGCACGAATATTTCGTAGCATAGTACGAGGAAAATGGCCCATTTCGTCCAATTTGGGGCCAAACGGCTTGTCCAGGGCCGATTTCGCAGTAGCTTGACTGCTTAGTGTCAGTAGCATACTACTTTGCACCTAGGTTGTCAAGTGTGCGCCCGGTTTTTTCCCACGCCACTCGAAAGCCGTTCAGGGGCGTTTGGCCGCGCCGACCGGGGGGGGTGAGAAGGTGTCCCTAGGCCGAACCATGCCCGCCACACAGGCGCGCACGCGGCCTTTCCCACGGGAGGCCTACCATGGCCGATCAGGATCTCGCGGCAATCGTCGCCGCTGTCGTCGCCGCGCTCAAGTCCGGCGAGACTCCCACCAGTGCACCGGCCGCTGCGCCGGTTGCGTCCCCGTTCGCGGCATCGGCTCGCGTGAGCGTCGCCGGTGTTGCCGTCGACGGGCGTCCCGCCGTGCTACAGGGGCTGTCCATGCAGGACACGCGCAAGGCCGCTGCGATCTTCGCGGTCCCCGGCTACTCGTGCACGGTCGACGCCGATTGGTCGCATGGCGGGGAAACGGTGCACGGTGCCGCGCACGGTTTCGCGACGCCCCGCAAGTCCGGCGAGCCTTGCGCCACGCTGGACAAGGCGGGGTGCACCGGCACGATCCGCTAGGCCGCGCGACCCCGGAATCCGCAAGGGTTCCGGGGTCGCACCGTACTGGCAAACGCGCTGATCGTTCGTGCGATCGTGCGTTACAACGCGGCGGTGTTTGACCCCACGGTCACGCACCGTCGCGTTGCTGCGCTCGTCGCACATCGTCCCCATCGTGCATGAGGTCATCGTTCCACCATGTCGTCTCGTCTCTACGACGATGTTCACGCTATCGATCGACTGATGCGGGAGCGTCACGCTGTCGACCTGACCGCTGACGCTAGCGGCGCGGGTCGCATCGTGAGTGAGCCCGCAGAAGCGTCCACGGGTGATGAGTACCGCACCTCGTCGCCGAACCGGAAGTCTTCCGATGGGCCGATGCGGTCCCGTCGGTTCCGCCGTTCGCGGTAGTCCTAGCGGCCAGTCCTAACTGAATACAGGAGCTGCTACGAGCGCTCCTGGGTGGACATCATCACGTTGGTGTTCACCCAGCAGCGCTCGTTTGCGTTGAGGGTGTGTTGCATGAGCAACGTTCGTTGCTCGGCTCACACACGTCACCCATACAGGAGGTTCGCTATGGCGATGTACGGATACACCGATGAGGCACAGGGCGATGCCGGTGTCGGCCAGTGGACCACCACGCCTGAGGGCATCCCGGTGTTCCGACCCCATCTGGACCCCACCCGTGCTGAGCAGGCAGCTGCAACAGCGCCGCTCAGCGCGGAGATCATGTGGCTGGTCAAGCTGCTGGACAAGGCGATCGAGATCGGCGATCGGCTCTCGATTGCCACGATCGAGACTCGCCTCGGGTTCGGCTATGGCGATCGCTTCATGCGGTCGGCGTGATGGACAACCCGTTCATGTTCATGCTCACGATGAGCATCGCAACGATGCTGGGCGCAAGCCTGGCCACGCTGTTCGTCCCCGAGGGATGGTTGGTGTGGGTGCAGCGCGTGTTCTTCTCCGCGCTGTGCTTGTTCTTCGCGTGGATCGCGCTGGTGGTCACGATCATCGCACTGTCCACGTACTAATCCCGCAACCGAGACCCGCGTCTAGGACCCCCCATGGGTTCTTCGCGGGTCTCGGTTTGCCGCTTGTGTGCGTCGCACGTAAACGCCACAAACGCATCGTTTGAAAGGAGGGCCACTGATGGTCATCTACAGCGGCGCCATCGTGCTCGACGACACGATGACGCTGGGCACAGCACGATCCGTCGAAGAGACGTTGCGCGGGATCGGCAGGGCCGTTCCTGGGTTGGAGCGGATCCTGTTCCGCATCGAAGCCGAGGACCTGTGGCTGCTGCGACAGGAACTCGTCGATCTGCAGTACGAGCTGAACTCGTACAACGTCGAGTTGGAGATTGACCGCTCCAACATCACCTACGAGCGCGAGACGCTCAGCGTCATCGACGTTCTGCGGGAGGAGTTGGAAGACCTGCTGCGCAACGGCTATCAGCCGATGTACAACGGTCGGCCGTCGTGCCCGTTCTGCAACCACTTCGTGGACAGCGAAGAGACGCACGCCGACGACTGCGCGCTCGTCGCCGCACTCAGTCCCAGCATCACCATCTCGGACGCCGAGGTCCCCAAGCCGCGCCGTGCCAGGCGCAGGAAGGAGAGCGACTGAATGCTCCCGTCGATGTTTCCCAAGTACCGGATCACAGCGAAGAACGCAGAGGCGTTGGCGCTGAACGAACCGGATCGCTGGGTCGCCGCTGAGGACGATCTGACGGCTCGGAACAAGATGCTGCGGCGCGGCCAGCAGTTCACGGCCGATCAGATCCAGCGGCTGGTTGGCCTGGCCGTGCTGGTCGAGCTTGGCGTCGTCAAGCGAACATTCCCTCAGCCTCGTGCCATCCCGGCTGAGGCATCGGTTGGTGAGCCGACCGATGGCTGACCTGCTGGGCGTCATCACCATCGTCGGCTTCATCGCGGCGGTGGTCGCAACCGTTCCACTCCGCAATTGGCTCGATCGCCGCGAGGACGATCGCCTCGTCTTCACCCAGGCACATCGGATGCGTGCTCGACACGCTGCAGCACGGTGGCATCGATCATGAACAAGCGATACCGCGTCACCCTCACCCAAGAGGACATCGACCACGGCGTCCCATTCAGTCCGTTCCGTTGTCCGTTCGCACTGGCCCTGGCTCGACGGTTTCACGCCAGCGTGTCGCTGATTGTGGCCAACGCGCTGATCTTCGACACCCACGACGACGAGCGAGCGCAGATCTTCACGCTGGAGTCCTCGGAGGCGGTTCGCAAGGCCATTGTCGCGTTCGACATCGAGGGCAAGGCTCCGAGGCTCGGCGACTACTACTTCACCGAGGCGTGATCACCCATCCCACAGGAGATGCCATCGAGTCTCGTTGGCCATGCAACAACCTGCTATGGAGGCCTCACAGGAATGAGGACATGGAAATCCACGATCACGGCTCTCTTGGGGCTGACGATCTTGCTGCTGCTTTCGGTGCAGCCGACGATGGCAAGCCATCCCGAGGGCGATTCCGCCACGCCCACCGCCACACACACCGACTCGGTTCCCTCCGAGGAACCCACAGCCACGGCCACGTCCACCACAAGCCCCAGCGACGTGCCCAGCAACATCCCCACGAGCACACCCACGGATACGCCGTCGCAACCGACATCGCCCGTGCCGTCGACATCGCCGACACCGTGTCCCGACTGTGGCGCGAGCCACGGCGTGCCGACGCCGACACCGTGCGTTACCTGCGTTCCCTCGACACACTCCGTGCCGAGCACGCCGCCTCACGAACACATCACCAATCCGCCGACTGACACCGTTCAGCCAGCCGCACAGGAGAGTCCATCGAGCAACTCGCTGCTCTTGGTGTTCGCCGCTCTGGTGTTCACCTCCATGCTGATCCTCACCTCCCGCAACAAGGAGTCCAACTGACATGGCAACCCTGAATCAGGCCGCTGGCGACAAGTCCAAGTCCATCCGTGACGTCGTGGAGGTCAAGCGTCACGGCGACGCGCTGATCATCCCCGAGGGCATGGACCTCCCGCGTGTCGACGCGGTCATCCACGCCCGGATGGAGTTCGAGAACCAGGAGGTCGGCATCCACGCGCCGATCGACGCCGCGTTCCCGTTCGAGTCGGCGTACGCCTTGTACGAGGTGCTCACCGAGCAGTTCGGCTGGGCCAACGGCGTCCCGACGCCGGGCTTCTTCGGCGCCACGCCGCCGCAGATGCTGTCGGTGCCGGTCGGACCCAACGAGACCGTCCAGGTTCCGTGGGGCAGGTTCGCGCTGCCCAACATCGAGGGCTACCTCCAGTCCGGGATCGAGCAGGACGACCTCGGCGTGAGCCGGTTCGTCATCAGCGGCAAGGTCAAGCGGATGTACGAGAAGGCCGTCAACGGCCTTGTCGAGGCCGTCAAGCAGCGCGTCCACACCAAGTCCATCTACAAGGGCAAGGCGTTCCGCGTCCGGCTCTTCGACGATCGCGGCGTCCGGCTGGAGATGCCGGAGCCCAAGTTCATCGACCTCTCGGTCAGCATCCTGCCGGAGCTGGTGTTGCCCGAGAAGACCGACGCCTCGGTCCGCACCAACATCTTCACGCCGATCGAGCAGACGGCTCGCGTCGTCCGGCACGGGATTCCGCTCAAGCGCGGCATCCTGCTCGCCGGTCCGTTCGGCACCGGCAAGACCATGATCGCTCGCGCCACAGCGGAGACGGCCGTCGCCAACGGCTGGACCTACGTCGAGGTCGAGCAGATCTTCGAGCTGGCCGAGGTGGCCAAGCTGATCAGGATGTACGGCACCCGTGAGGCTGGCGTCGTCCTGTTCTGCGAGGACATCGACCGGATCATGCGCGGCGACGATCGCAGCGTCGGCATCGACCAGGTGCTGAACGTGGTCGACGGCGTCGAGTCCAAGGGCAGCTCGATGATGATCGTGCTGACCACCAACGAGCTGGAGAACATCACCGCCGCGATGCTGCGGCCCGGTCGCCTCGACGCGATCATCCACGTCGGTCCGCCGGATGCGGATGCGGCCGAGCGCCTCGCTCGGCAGTACGGTCGTGGCCTGATCCCGGCGAGCGAGCCGCTCACCGAGAGCAAGAAGCTGCTCGCGGGCACCATCCCGGCCGTGATCCGGGAGGTGGTCGAGCGGTCCAAGCTGGCGGCGATCCGCTTGCACGACAACGACGACGAGCTGTTCGTCGACGATGCCGCGCTGGTGTTCGCAGCGGAGGAGATGGCCGAGCACGTTCGGCTGCTGACTCCGGCCGAGGAGGACAAGCGGTCCGAGACCGTCAAGGCAGCGGAGATCATCGCGACCGTCGGCCGCGAGGCGATCGAGAAGGGCGTGGCCGTGAGCCTGCCGCTCCCGGCTCGCCACATCGTCGACATCCACTCGGCCGAGGGAACCACCCCGGCGTTCTTCGCGGTCTCCGATGGCGCCAACCCCGAGTCGGCTCCCACCGTCTCCTAGCCGCACATCAGGGGCCGCGCGGTCATGGGCTACCCATGCCCACCGCGCGGCCCCGATTGCCGCTTAGTTGCGTTGCACAAAAATGCGTACACGCATTCGTTCGTTCGTGAAACGTCATTGGTGGATGGCCCGTGGATCCCACTTCTGTTGGTTCTGCGGGTATGTCCACCCAGTGTCAATCGACGGTTGGCACACGTTCAATCCGTTGTCCAAATACAACCATAAGGAGCCACACCGATGGTGGAACAGATTGCTGAGAAGTCTCGACTCGAAAGCCTCTTCGAGCGAGCCGACATCGACGACATCGAGCTAGATCTCGAAGCGGATCACAGCGAAGAGGTCGTCATCACGTTCACCGAGCGCGTCACCGGCGACACCTACACCGTGGCTGCGTCCACGCTGGATGAGGCCGCCGACGAGGCGGTGATCATCCTCGACGATCGCCAGGCGTACCGACAGCTGCGAGCCAACGGCTTCAGCGGTTCGGACATCGCCGAACTCGTCGGACGGCCCGACCTCGTCGAGCTGGAGCAGGAGTTCGACGCTTCGCCGGAAGGCGATGCGTGGCGGCGTGGCTATGCCGCCGGGGTGGTCGAAACGGGCGAGCTGTACGCCGAGGCGTATGCCTCGGCCGTGCAGTCGGCGTCCGAGCCCGCCGTTGCTGGCGTCGGAGAGCCGTTCGGCGAGCCGATTGTCAGCCAAGGCATTCGGATCGTTCCCATCGACGGGTCCTACCTCGCGCTGGTCCTCCCGGCAACGGTCATCCACGACTGAGCCATGAGCGAACAGCTCTACCGGGTCCGGGTGCTCGTCACGGACGGGCGCCCGGGCCTGATCCCATTCACGTTCGATCTGCCTGCAGACAACCGTGACCAGGCAGTCAAAATCGTCAGGAAGCGAGTCCGTGATCGCTCCCTCGACCAACATCGCGTCCGCAAGATCCAGTCCGCTCGTCGGATGTGGACCGGCCGACGTGGTCAGTACCCCGATCCGTACGACAACGGAGAGGTGCACTGATGGTCATGACATCACTGAGCGGTAGCGGCATCTGCGGCTACTGCAACAAGACCGGCGAGCAGATGGTCGCCTTCGAAGGCGAACCCAAGTGGATGTGCTCGGCCTGTTTGTTCAAGCGCGTCAGTAATGGCGTCTACGACTCCCGCTCCGCGGGTGAGCAATGCAATGGCTGCGGTGAGACAGGGCACGACCTGTACTGCCAAAGCTGCACCGATTGCGACCGAGCACACGGGTGCTCGTCCTGTGGCGACGACGACGAGGACGTTTACTGCAGCAGCTGCGGTGCGTGCGAGGAGTCTCACAGCAACGAGTGCAACGAGTGCTACAGCACCGCGGAGTGGTGCTCGGATCACGCCAACACTCGATGCAGCGACTGCGGCGACGGGATCTCTGGCTCGTTGTGCGGTACCTGCCGCAGGTGTGAGGAGTGCGACGGCGATAACGGCGAAGGCGTCGTGTGCCGTGTGTGCTTCGACAGCACGAAGCTGAACATCCCAGACACCGTCTTCTCCGAGGACGGCAACAGCTACAACATCGAAGGAATGGAGGTGAGCTGGTCGTGATCGAGCAAGGAGGCTTCATCTGCCACTACTGCAACGGCAGCAACGGCTCGGTCGCTCGCATCTATCAGGGTGAGAACGGCTGGCCGCAGAGCCTGCAATATCTGTGCCCCGACTGTCTGTTCAGCGCAGTCGAGAACGGCGAACTCGACGTCAACTACAACGGCCACAAGTTCACCGGCTTCGACGCGGTCAACGACAGCGGCGCCTGGCAGTGCTACCACTGCGAGGAAGGGCGCGATCGTGTCGCGCTCATCCCGGGGCAGATGCCGTACAACCTGGAGTATCTGTGCCCTGACTGCCTGATGGATGTGGTCGTCGAAGGCACGTTCGTGGTCCGTCCCGTTGGGATGGCCAAGACCAAGGTGGTCGAAGAGGCTGCGCCCATCGGGCCGACAGCCGAGTTCAACAAGGAGTCGGGCGTCGTCAGCATCGACGACGTCGAGTTCCGCTGGTAAAGCGGAGAAAGGGAAACCCACTGATGGGCGAGTTGATCGGATACAAGCTTCCCGCAGTCCAGCCCGACGAGGAGCCGACCGCCGAAGAGGTCAAGGTGCACATCGTCGCGATGCGCGAGTTCCTCAAGCTGCTCTACGAGCGCACCATCGAGCCGCTGGGCGAGAAGGGCGAGTGGGCCGAGGCAGACATCGCGGTCTGCACCGACCTCAACGACATCGTGGTGGGCTACATGGTCCTCCGCGTCAGCGTCGACGACGAGCCGGTCCAGATCTTCGGCTCGGGCGACGCCGTCGAGTTCCCCGAGTGGACCAAGGAGATCGCGGCCTGGGCCCACAGCATCGAGGGCATGGAGCGGTGGACCTGGTTCCACATCCATCCCGAGGGCATGGGCCAGCCCAGCGACAACGACAACCACAAGGTCCGCGTGATCAACATGGCGGACTTCCAGCACGAAGCGCACCTCGGTGCGCCGCGCAAGTTCCAGTCGTTCATCGTGACCCAGAAGGCTGGGATCATCGCGATGCAGTCGGACGACGTCAACGGCGTCAGTCCCAAGTACGACGCGGTCACCGCTCGGATCTACGCCGAGAGCTACGCCCGCGTCCTCGGCTACGTCCACCCGCTGGTGGAGGCGATGGACAACCTGGCCACCGCGCTCGAAGAGTTCGTGGCCGGGGGCAACAGCGACGACCCGTTCGAGATGCTCATGTTCGGGATGCAGAAGCTGATGCCTCTCCAGATGGCACTGGACGTGGCCAAGCAGGAGGCGCCGTCGAACTTCATGGAGCAGCTCCAGGCCGACTACGCGGCCAACGGCCCCGTGACCATCGGCAGCGTGCAGGCTCACCGCCCCGCGGTGAAGCCGAAGGCGCTGGGCTTCCAGCCGCCCGTGGCGGACACGACCACGGCGGACACCACGCTGCCGGAGTTGTCGGCCGGGATCCTCGCTGATCTCGCGGACTTCAACTTCGACGGTCTGGACGCCTAGCACCGACTGAGCGGGAGCGCCGCGCGGCCAAACCGCGCGGCGTTTGCCGCTTGATCGCGTTGCACAACGCAACACAAATGGAGGCATCGTTCGTTGGACACCACCAACGGTTTCACGGTCGACCTGTCGGCCATGAACTTCAACAACAGCACAACTTCGACAATCAGCATCGTCCCAACGGCCCATGCAGAACGCATCGTCCGCGTCAATCGCCGCGTCGAGAGCCTGATCAAGCCCGGTCAGTCGTACGAAATCGTGGACAACGATGGTGACCGCATCGGCACCATCGGCGGGAAGTTCGAGCGGCTCGACATCGACAACGACCTCACACCCATCCAGGAGAACTACTCCGAGGTACTCGACTGCGAGACCACCGAACAGGTCGACGACTACATGTTCATGGTCGATGTCATGGCGGCCGTGATCAACCTGATCGACTATCCCAGCGAGGAGAGGAGTCCCTGGAGCGGGAAGACGATCCTCGAAGCCCAGCTCGAATGGATCAACGAACAGCGAGCCAATGAGGACGAGGCTCGTGAGAACGCCAGCGAAATCGAGGCCGAGCAGGAAGCAGAATCACAGCTCTGCAACGGGATGCTCAACCGGTCGACCGGGGACATCTACCACTCGCCCGGATCGTACTGCCCAATCCACTTCAGCAACTGATCATCACATGAGGTACACTTGATGCACGCAACCATCGATATCTGGGTCAACGAGTCCGACATCCTGGCCAATCTCACCCAGTCCGGCATCGTCATTCGTGGCGATGACGGTGACGCTGTCGTCAACATCTTCCTGGGCCACACCGCGTCCGAGATGGAGCACAGCCGAGCCAAGATCAACCTTGCGATGACCGAGGCCGTCCGCCAGCGGGCGCTGCTGACGCCACCGGAGGAGAGCCATGCCTAACGAGTGGCCCGCTGTACGTATCTTCCGGATCATGTTCCGCTCTGCCGTAGGCAAGCAGGTCACGGTCTTTGCGAAGGTGCCGTACAGCGGTGCATACGCACTCACTGAGGTGCTCACACGAGCCCTCGTCATGGGAGAAATCCAATGGTTCAGACTCGACCCGGCGAAGCCGGGGGAGATCACGCCCAAGCGCCGGGCGTCTTTGCTGCGATGGCCGGAAGCTCTCCGGAGCACGTCCGAACGCAGTGGGGTGACCTGGCTCGCGTAGATCGACTTGAGCGGATCGCCAAGACGATCGCCCACCTGACCAAGGCGAGTGATCGTCTCGCCGTCGCCAACATCTCCGACAACGTCGCCCTCGCGGCGATGGATCGCATCAACTTTGAGATCGAGGTCCTGACGTACGAACGCAACCAGCTGCAGGTCGAAGAGGATCTGGCACTGGCCGATGCGCTCGACATGGCTCGGCGCCGATCGTCGTTGCTGGAGTCGGTGCTGATGTTGCCCGACGAAGCTATTCCGGAAGCGCTCTGGTCGCTGTACGACGAAGTCGACGGCAACGAGGTCGCATTCGCTGAGGCCCTGGGCCTCGAACCCAGCAACCAAGACACCCAGTTCGTGTTCAGTCTCATCCACAACTCGATCGGAGATCGTGAATGACCATCCAGTGCCGCACCTGCGGCTACATCTTCCCCTGGACGCTACGGGGGGAGGAACTCACCAAAGCGATCGCCGAGCACGAGAAGAGGACCCATGCGGATTCGAGTCGCGCAGTGGTCGGAGTTGGGCGGCGTCGATCCTGAGCCGACTCGTTACTCGACCGACAAGTGCCCCGTCTGCGGCGGGAAGATGTGGCTCCTGAGTCACAACTTCTTCTGCCCGGACGAGGACGCTCACCGGGGCGGCGTCCTGGTCACCATCGACGGCATCGCTCGTCGAGCCGACGGTGGTACCATTCCTCCACCCATATCACCTACGTGAGGCCCAGATGAACCTGTACGTCGCAACCGGCAACCTGACCAAGGATCCGGAGATGCGATACACGGCCAGCGGGAAGGCCATCACCTCGTTCCGCATCGCCATCAATGATGGCCGGGGCGAGAGCCGCACCACGCTGTTCCTCTCGTGCGAGGCATGGGAGAAGCTGGCGGATGTGGTCGCTGAATACACCCGCAAGGGCAGCAAGGTCTTGGTCACAGGCTCGCTGCTCGATGACTCGTACACCGACAAGAACAGCGTCAAGCACTACGGAGTGAAACTGAACGCTCGCAACGTCGAGTTCCTCGACCGGCGAGAGGAAGCTGCTCCATCGGCGGTCAAGGACGATGACCTGTCTGACCTGCCGTTCTAAACCCAACATGCGACTGAACATCAGCCTGACGAACCGATGAGGTCGCCCACCAAGGAGTTGCGATGAACGTCGATCGCTTTGTACGAACCGAGCTGGTCGTTGAACGCGAGCAGCCGTCCGTTCCCGAGCTATCCACCCTGCTGAAGCAGTGGGGCCTCTCCGATTCCACCCAGGAACGGATGTGGGTCATCACCTTCGACAGCATCGAACAGGTCCGAACCGTGAACGAGATCGCGGTCGGCGGCTACCATGAACTGGACATCCCGATCCCCGCTCTGCTCGCAGCCGTGCTGCTGGCTGGCACCGATCGGTTCATGGTCGCGCACAATCATCCGTCGGGCGACATCATGCCCACGGCGATGGATGTCGAGATGACCCGGATCGTAATGACCGCGGCCAATGCGGCTGGGTTGATGTTCGAGGATCACCTGATCACCGGGCCCAAGGGCGGCCTGTTCAGCCTTGCTGAGCACGGGCTGCTGATCCCATCCGCCAAGAGCACCGCAATGGCACAAGGAGCTGGGCACAAGCGTGCCCAGATCGTTCGGGCATGAAGGTGCACCTCAAGATCATCGGCCGTGCCGATGGTGTTCCCTCGACCTTCGATGAGCAGTACGTCGTGAGTTGCGACGTCGATGGTCTGGACGGTCGGGGGATGCTGTTGACATCGGGGGACAAGGAGGACGCGATGGCGTTTGACGACGTCAAGACCGCCCTCGAATACTGGCAGCGTCAATCGACGGTGGTGCCACGCCGGACTGACGGAAGGCCCAACCGTCCACTCACCGCCTACACGGTGGAGATGGCTTGGACGGACTGACCTATCGAGGTCTCGCCGAGCAACTCGGCGTCAAGCTGTGCCAGGGCAACTGGTACGGCGAGGTCGGAACCCCTGAACCCGATCATGTTCGGGGGTTCGCTGATCGTCAGGTGCATTGGTGGCCCGAGCGTCGGGTCACCCGGACCGGGCTGCGCAAGTTCCTGATGCTTGTGGCAGCAACCAAACTCCACGGCTACAACGACATGAGCCCCGCCATGCGCTTGTACGCCACCAACGCCCGAGCAGTAATGCTCGCCGCCGACCTGCGCATCCGCATCCCCCGTCGCTATGCCGACGGGGATCGGGCTCGTGCTCGTTGGCTCATTAGCCAAGGTCAAGTTGTCACGCCCGCCGCGCGCCGGTGGGCAAGTCGCACCCCCAAGGAGGGCTAACCAGTGCCTCGTCTGATCGAAGGCTACTTCGAGAAGGAGCAGAAGCTCCTCGACATCCTCTACGCCGACTGGCCTGTCGGCGAGGAGCGTCGCCTCAACCAGGCCGACATCACCGACACCATCAACCTCGCCAGCATCTCCAAGGCGATGCGGCACTTCGAGTCCCTGGGCATCTTCACCAAGCGGCTGGTGTTCGGCCAGGTCAACACGCCCGACATGGGCCGTCACTTCTACTACACGCTGCTGATGAGCAAGGACGAGGCACAGAAGGTGCTCGCCCTCTCGACCGACGAGCGGCGCAAGGGGTCGTACGAGAACTACGCCCATGGCGGCAAGAAGTCCGGCGACGTCCGACGCGGCAAGCCCCAGAGCGCCAAGCAGGCCAACCATGAGCTGCTGATGAGCACCGCCGCCGTCCTCGCCACCAACGACAAGGAGGAAGTCCGTGCCATCGCCGGAGACGAGCCGATCTCGTCGCTCGCAACTCGACTCAAGGAGGCCCGCCGAACAGCAGCCGTCCCTGACGAGTCGGCGGCGCTCGTCGAGGCTGCTCGTCAGTACGCAGGCCGCAGCGGCGCGATCAAGGACAAGATCAAGGAGCTGGAGGAAATCGCCACGCAGCTCGGCATGACGATCGACACCAGCCAGATGCTGGGCGCCGTCTCGTTCGAGCCGGATCCCGTGCTGGAGACGGTTGCCCTGGCGCTGCCGTACATCACCTCACTGGAGAACCGCATCGCACATCAGGGCGAGACGATCGCCGAACAGCGCACCAAGCTGGAGGGCTACGACGCCCTGAAGACGGCCAACCGCAGGCTGTCGGAGCAGAACCAGCGCCTGATCGGCGAGAAGATCCAGATCGGGGCGACGCACTGATGCCCGACACACCCCGCGACCCGCTGGCGGCGCTACTGCACAAGGACCTCTGCGACGACGGACACGAACCCGGCTCGCCATCTGAGTCGGGCTACCAATGCACGCTGCTCGCCGCCCGCCTCCGCGACGCGGGTGTCACCCTCGACGCCACCCGCCCCAGCGGCGACGAGGCGCTGCGAGCGGCGGCACAGGCGCTGCTCGATCTCGACCAGAGCGATGACTGGTCGCTGGATGCCGAGGGAGATGCGAAGGCCGCTCTCCGTACCGCCCTCGCCACCCCGTCCAGCGCCCCTGACGTGGAGGGGCACGACTGGACTATCCCTCACGATCATCGGTGCCCCGCCTGCGAAGCCCTGTTCCGGGACTCCCGCTCATGAGCACCCCGGACAACTACCCCGCATGGGCGATCACCCGCGCGCTGGAGCGCGGGTACGATCACCCGGCCCACATTCGTGCGCTCTACGCGAACGACGTAGACGCCATCTCTCTCACCCACCCGTACAACTGGCTGACCGAACAGGAGGCCGAGGTCGCGACAGGAAAACGCATATGCACCAGCGACGACCCAACCAACCACCAAGGTGGCACCTGCCCGGTCCACGAAGGTGATGAAACCACGGAACGACCAGCGGAACCCACAACCGCTGGTCGTCCGGGCGTTTGATTAGACAGCGATGCTGTTGACCACGCCGCTGATCGCGGCCACGTCGGCTTCGAGCTGGGTAATGACCGCCGGGTCCACCGCGTCGGCGGTGAGCAGGGCGATCTGCGCGTTGAGGTCGTCGACGGTCGCCTGCAGCGTCGCCGTTGCAGCAGCCGCAGCGGTCGCGGCATCGGCTGCGGCCTGGGCGTTGGCAGCATCACGAGCCGCGGCATCGTTGGCCTCGGTCGTGAGCGTCGCGACGGCGGCGACGAGGGCGTCGGTTGTTGCCATGAGTTCCTCCAGAGATTCGCTGATGCCGTGCAGCTGACGACGGACGCGGCGAAGTTCGTCCTCGTCGTCGTCATCGACACTCACGTGGATGTTGATGTCCCGATCGTCAGCCATGCAGTCCCCTGTATAGGCGGTCACTGAGATGGTCGCATCATCCACCCTCCAGATCAACAATGCGTTCGTGGTAAACTCCACCCATATGAGACGCCCGCAGGAAGCCATGAGCCAGCGACAACTGATCGACGAGATCAGGTTGCTGCTCGACGCCACCTGCGAGGATTGCGCGCACGCTCGCTGTGCACGCAACACCGCCACGCTGCTCACGCTCGTGGCTAACAACCCCACCTCGACCTTCAGCACGAAGGTCGTGTACAACATCGGCGCGCGTCGGCACGCGCGGCTGGTTCGCGCGATTGACGACGCGCACAGGACCGGCCGCGCGCGCGGGCGCGATGCCGTTTCAGTGCGACGCACGCATCGTTCGTCGTTGGCATAAACCACGCAGGAGGGTCACTGTTGGATCCGATGATGACCGTCGAAGAACCCGAACCCGATCGGTATTACGTGATCGAGATCACATACAACGACGGCACCAAGGCCAAGTGCCTGGGCAAGTTTCGTGGCTACGAAGGCGAACGGGCCCTGTGGGAAACGCCTCGCGATACCGAACGCACCGGTGTCGCTGCTGAGGTAGAGATCGTCCGTCAAATCCCGACCGACCGGTGAGCTTCGACGTCGACGGCGAGCAGCCGTTCAGCGCGAGCAGCGTCAACACGTTCCTGCGCTGCGCGAAGCAGTGGGAGTACGCGTACGTCTACGAGTTCAAGCGACCGCCGTCGGTCCGCTCGATCATCGGCATCAGCGCTCACAGTGCTGAGGAGACGAACTACGCGCAGAAGATCGAGAGCAAGGCCGACCTACCTCTGAACGACGTGCTCGACGTGTTCAGCACCTCGTTCGACAGCCAGGCGCCAGAGGCCGAACCGGACAAAGAGGAGACGGTCGGTCAGGCCAAGGACTCCGGCATCAAGACGCTGTCGGTGTACCACGAGAGTGTGGCCCCGGGGATCCAGCCGCTGTGGGTGGAGCACGAGGGCCTGATGATGGTCAACGACATCCCGTACGGGTATTCGATTGACCTGGTCGACGACAAGGAGCGCGTCCGGGACTACAAGTACACGCGCAAGCGACCGTCGGAGGGCTCGCGCGACTACAAGCTGAACATGATCGGCTACGCCATGGCCTACCGGAACGAGACCGGGCGCAAGGAAGCCGACGTCGTCCTGGATTACATGGTCCGGACCCAGAAGCCGTACCACTGGCCGGTCGCATCGTCCGGTCCCGTCAGCGACAACGCCATCAGCAACTTTGCGTCCATCCTTGAATTGGTCCGGCACGCCGTCTCTGAGGGGACGTTCCTGCCGACCGGTCTCCAGGGGCACGCCTGCGGGTGGTGCGGCTACCGCGACATCTGCGACGCGTACAACGCATGAGGGAGAACCGATGACCGCGAAACTCGTCATCACGCCCAACCCGGCCGCGCCGGGGACGAATATCCGTATCGACGGCAGTGGGTTCGATCCACGTAAGAAGGTCCAACTCGCCCTCGACGGCGTGGGGTGGACGACGAACGTGGCCCGCTCAGCGAACGACGGGACATTCCACTGGGGGATGATCTGCTCCGCGACGCCGAAGACCCAGACCGTGACGGCGCGCTACAACGGCACCACGGTCATCGTCGCCAGCGCGACCGTTGTCGTGGCCGTTCCAGTCCCGCCGCCGCCGACCACAGTCGATTACTACATGGCGACCAACGGCAGCGACACGACGGGTGATGGCACGATCGGCAAGCCGTGGGCCACGATGCAGAAGTTCGTCGAGAGCGCGCCCGCGGCCGGGGCGACCCTGTACGTCCGGGGCGGCAACTACCCCTACGTCAACGACCGGAACCCGGGCTTCCGCAACGCCCGAGACACCTGGCCGAGCCTGATCGGAACAGCCTCGAAGCCCATCACGATCCGCAACTACCAGAGCGAGACGGTGAACATCACCGGCGCGACGGGGCCGATCATCTCGCTCGGGCCGAACGACACGACACACAGGGTCGGGACGGACTACGTCATCATCGACGGCATCAACGTGCCCGCGGCAGCTGCACCCGATGCGGCCAACTTCGTCATCGGTGGCTTCGACACGACGGGCTACCTCACCAAGCACGTCACCATCCGCAACTGCGCGATGGGCCTCGTCGCCGGGAGCCCGCTCGTCGATCACAGCATCGGCATCATCCACGGCGCGGACGGGGTGACGATCGAGAACTGCACCTTCGTTGGTCCCAACACCGCCAACTGCATCGACATCTACAGTCAGCCCGCCCCGCTCAACGTGGTCGTGCAGCGGTGCATCTTCGACGGCTGGGCCATCGCGCTCCAGACGTGGGATGGCGCGACGACGCCGGTCATCACCATTCAGGTGCTGCACAACACCTTCAAGGGCAACGGCTCGGCAGTTGACCTCCGGCACCACTCGACCGCGCTCGTCCGCGACAACGCATTCAGCGGGCCGAACACGGGCGCCGTTTCGATCTACGACCCGTACAACGCGGCGAGCACGACGGCCGACCACAACTTCTTCAGCCAGACGTTCGACACCAACTACTTCCTCGCCGCCGGACAGACGGGACGAGGCGCAGCATCCGATGGCACTGATGCTGGCGCGAAGCAGGCACCGCCCGCGACGACCGTGACGGTCACGACGATCGCCGACCTGTACACCGCGCTCGCCAACAACGCGCCGGACATCACGCTTGCCCCGGGCACGTACTCGGGCAGGATCAACATCGACTCCAGGTTCGCCGCTCGCACCGTTCCGGGCGTCATCCACACCGATGGCGTGGTGAACACCGGCAACGGCCAGCTGAACGGAGTCGGTCTCAGCATCCACGGCGGCGCGCACGACCTCGACTTCCAGGGCGGGATCACGTTCGCCAACGCGACGATGACGCAGGCGGGCGTGATCGACTTCGGCGGCTGGGACGAGCCGGGCGTGCACCACATCACCATCCGCAAGCCGAAGGTCCTGTCGTCTGTCCTCCGAGCGTCGATCGACCACAGCACCGAGCACGCCGCCTACTTCAGCCATTCTCGCGGCGGCTGCCACGACATCCTGATCGAGGACCTCGACGTGGATGCGTCAGCGGCCATGGGCCTCGCCTCGGCCGTCCACATGGATCACGCCGACAACGGCCTCGTCAACGCCTACAACGTCACCATCCGACGCCTCAAGTACGTCGGCAACCGGGGAAGAGGAGAGCCGACCGTTCAGCAGGCGATCATCCTGTGGGTGCCGCCCGTCCATGACTGGCTGTTTGACGGCGCCACGATCACCAACGCCAACGGTCTCGCCATCCGCTTCGAGTCCGTCGGCGCGAGCAACATCGTGTTCAAGGACATCGTGTCAACCAACTCGGGCGGGTTCTACAGCGCCATGGGCGCGAACCCTCCGGGCGTGACCTTCGTCAACTGCTCGTTGGCGTGACAAAGGAGCCTCAATGACCAGAGCCGGAACGACCTCGACACCAGTGACGACCAGACCAGACCCGAGCCCAGCACCCGGAGCTGACCTGGAAGAGGTCGAAACCATCGAAGCACCAGCGGGAATGAGCCACGAGACGGATCTCGTCGCCGCCAGCCTGCAGATCTTCAACGAGGATTGGGAGGGCCTCACCCTCCAGCAGAAGATTGCCCGCATCACCGGCCACGTCGGGACAATCCCCAAGAAGGGCTACAACGCCTTCCACAAGTACCACTACGTGACAGAGGGCGACCTCGTCGGGGCGGTTCGCCAATACCTGTCCGCTGCGGGCATCGCGATCATCCCCGACGTGGTGAAGGTGAAGCTCTACCGCCAGGACACGGAGAACCCGATCACCGAGGTCATCATCAAGTACACCGTGTCCGACGGGAAGGAGTCGTTCTCGTTCCGGATGCCGGGCCACGGCGCGGACAAGGGCGACAAGGGCGTGTACAAGGCCATCACCGGCAGCCAGAAGTACGCCCTGATGAAGCTGTTCAAGATCGAGACCGGCGACGATCCCGAGTCGGACACCCGGGTCGATGAGCGCACCGCATCGTCGGGCCCCCGCCAGGCTCCGCGCGTCTCAACCGGCACCCGCGGCAACGTCACGCGCGGTGCGCACTCCACGAAGGCATCGCCGGTACAGCTGCGAAAGATCGCTGAGGCCAGCAAGGAGCTGGACATGAGCCGAACGGAGGTGGTCGAGATGATCAACTCCGAGCTGGGTATCGAGATCGTGCTCCCCGACGACGAGACGAAGCAGTCCGAGACCATCCTCGCCGCGCTGCGTGAGATCGAGCCCGACGACGCCAGCAAACTGATCCAGTACCTGGATCTCCGTCACGCCGAAGTTGACGTACAGATGCGCAATGAAGGCAACGGGTACGGCTGAACCGTCGGGCCGGATCAGGCTCAGGGAACCCCAGGCCCGTCTCGTTTGGGACTGGGCCTGGAGGGCCCACGGAGAGCTGATCCACCGACGGTATCTCGCCAAGCAGGAGGGCCTGCCGCTGACCGACTACCAGCGGCAGCTCACCCAGATCGATCACATCAAGGCCGAACTGATGCGCACGGCAGAGGAGATGGGATGGGTGCTGCATGAATACGGAGAACCTCACCCGGAAGGACCAGGTGCTGTGGGTCCTGCGGCGGAACGCGAACAGCTGGGTTGACGGGCCCGATCTTGCCAACGAGCGCGTCGGCGGCTCCGAGGGCCTGAAGCGCCTGCGGGAGCTGCGCAGCGAAGGTCACCGGATCCAGCAGCGGCGGCACCCGAACCCTGACCGCGACATCTGGCAGTACAGGCTCGTCATCGAGCAGACGGTCAGCCCGTCACGCGGATCGCTCCACGATGCGGTGAAGCAGGGAGCTGACGGCAGCTGGGACTACACGCCCGCGGAGCCCGAGATCATCAAGAACGAGCCGGAGACGCCAGAGGCATCGGAGTACCGGTTCACCGAGATGCCCAGCAAGATCGACTTCGGGGCGGTTGCAGTCTGCCCGAGATGCCGATCGCGGACGATCAAGGCGCGGTTCGGCACCAACAAGCACTCGTTGCACAAGGACCCGTACAACAAAAAGGGCCCGTGCCAGGGCTGCGGCGGCTGGGGAATTGTGCCCAACAGGGGCCCGATCCCGATCACCATGCCCGCGGACCAGAAATGACGATCGTGACGATCTACGTCAGCGACGAGCGATACGCAGCTCAGCGTCCTGACCACGTCCATCGTCGGTGCCAGACCCACAAAGAGGCCCAGGACTGGATCGACAACACGATCGCCACGCTCGGAGCGATGCGCGCGGAATTATTCGATTGGGACGAGGGGTACCGGTGTCCGCACTGCGGATGGTCGGTGCGGTGACTCACAAGGAAAAGGTCGACCTGGCCGCCAACCTGATCATGGGCGTGGCGATCTCCCTGATCACCGGGTTCCTCGGTGGTCCCCCGTGGGCCATCTTCGGGTTCGGCTACACCGCGTTCCTGCTGGCCCGGTTACTACCTTGACCCAGCGTCCTCAACTCCCATATGCCAGAGGACGAGGTAGAAGCGAGGCACACCGCCCCCTTGCGGGGGACGGTGCGTGCCATCGGACATTCGGCGTCGCTCAGCACGTGTTCAGCTGGTACTCAGGGTCGGGTCTGCCGTCGTGGACGCCCCACACCAGCTGCCGCTGCCCTTACCGGGCACAGGACGGGGGTTCGTAGGTGTTTCTCCGAGGGGATCCCGCACCTCTCGTGCGGCTCGATCGACCCTCGAATCACCCGTTCGGCTCGTTGCCTAGCCTGGGATTTACGGCTGTTTTCCACCGCTGTGGACCACCTGTGGACAAAAGTCCTCGGGATCCTGGTAGAGTTATGTCTGAGCGAGCTGGGTCAGCGGCTCGTTCATCGGTTTGGTCGGGGTTCTTGACGGGGCCCCGACCGCACCTCTTTGGGGAGTCCAAATGACTGGACCAGCGAAGTCTACTCCCCCCAAATCCCACCCGTGCGTCGTTGCGACGGAGTTTGCCCGTGAGCAGGTCGACCCCAGGATCGCGACCACCTGGGCATCGTTCGGGTTCCGGCCAAAGTTCGGCGACCTGCGCAAGATCTGGCGCACGCGGCACTGCAAAACGCTCAACCCGTACAGCTCCGAGCACTGTGCCTACGACCCATCCGACTGCGCGATGGCATACCTGGTTTGTGCTCAGCGGGCCGCGCAAATGTCCCGTACGAACCCCGTGGGATACTTCTGGAAAGCCGCCCATTCCATGGCGGTCGTGAGGGCAGATGAAAAACCGCTCGCCCGGACACAAGGATCCGGTCACCCCGGAGCTGCGACTACTGGTGCTCGGTCGGGATCTGCATCAGTGGGAGCTGCGGGGAGGGAAGCTGCGGGCGGTGTCGACGACGGCGGGATGCGTCGCGTCATTTCTGTCCCCCATCACATCGGGTCCGTGCTGGGGTCGCTTGACCTTGGACCACATCAAAGACGAGCAGCGGATGGGCGTGAGGGCACCGAGTGACCCGGCACATCTGGTTTCGCTCTGCCAAGGCCACACCGAAGACGGCGCCCGAGCCGGACACCAGTGGAACACCGCCAATCGACAGCTTCTCCGCTGGTATCTACGGTCGCTCGTGGAGCGAGGGCTGGTGGGCAACTGATGACCCAAACCTCGGAATGGCGACGGCTGGTCCGATTGGCGAGTTCAATGAACCGTCGGGCGGAGCGCGCTGGGAGTTTCGGCAAGATCCGAGCCCACGACCTGTGGATGGTGGAGCGCAGCAGCTCGACCTGTCACTACTGCGGTATCACCTTGGAGGTTGGCACCTTCGATCACGTCGTGCCATTCGACCGTGGAGGCCCGAACCAGTTCTTCAATATCGTAAGATCGTGCCTCACGTGCAACCGTTCAAAGTACACAAAAACCCCCGAGCAGCTCGAACAGAGCCGAACGCTGGAGGTGGCCTGTGAAATCTGCGGTAAGCGCTTCAAGCCCCGGTGGGCGGAGTATCAAGCCGGACGGGCCCGTCTCTGTTCTCGTAGTTGTTCCGCCAGGAAAAGCCACGCGTGCGCTTCTCGGTGACCATCGAGGGCCAACCGCCCTCGATGAACCACAGCTATCGACCGATCAAAAAGCCGATGCGGGACTCGTTCGGCCAGCCGATCCTCTCAGCCGAGGGGCGTCAGGTGGTCAGGATTGGCTTGGCGAAGAAACAGAACGTGACGGACTACCAACAACTGGCCGTGTGGCGCACCAGGGCAGCGAAGCCATCCGGCTGGCAGCACGATGGGGGCTGGATCCGTCTGACCTACCGTTTCTACCTGACCCGCCGGATGGACTGCGACAACGCCATGAAGGCGCTCAACGATGCCCTTGCCATGGCGCTGAACGTTGATGATTTCTGGTTCCTGCCATGCGTAACTTCGAAGACCGTGAACTCGAAACAGCCACCCATGGTGGTGGTGACTATCGAAGAGGTGGCCGAACAGCCGTCGGAGTCGGAGATCTCGGACCCCGACGGGTTGCTGTCGTCGCCTCACACTCACTGAGCCCGCTCGCGTTCGGTCAGGCATTCGATCGTCGGCTTACTGAACTGCCAGCGGACGTCATCATTCTGTTGCGCCAACCGATGGACAAACGAAACACATCTGCGATAGACATGACCGCCGCCGAACTGGCCAAACGGCGTGGGTTGACAGTTGAATGGTTCCAGCCTGAGCCGGGCAGCCGTGGCGCGACGTACGACCGCGACTACGAACTGATCAGCGCCGCTGATCAGGTGGAGGCCTTCTTCGAGGACGAGTCGATGCCGGGCGGCACCGGACATGTTGTCGACGCCGCACTGGCCAGAAGGCGGAGGGTGTACGCCTGGCAAGTTCGCCGATACGGCGAGTTCGAACGTATCGGTGAGTGGGAGGATGACGAATGATCTACCAGGCTCTCGTGATCGCCGGTCTCGTGGTTGCCATCGTCGGCGAAGTCCAAGGCCGAGGACGAGACCTCGCGTGCTGGGCTGCCATCTTGATCTGCGCCGCGCTGCTATACGCAAAGTTCTGATCTGGCATACTCAGGCCGCCCGCGGGATGGGAGGTCTGAGTGGCGACCGTTTCCATCCCCTCGGAGGTCTTGACGGAGACGTTCAAGACCATGCGCGAGCTAGCGGGCTACTGGAACGAAGAGGTCCCACTGAGGATCCACTCCAGGGATACTGATGGCGGCGGAGCCCCGCAATGGCATCAGGATTTCGCCCGCTGGCTCGACGGGGCCTCCAATCAGACCAACGACCGGCGGTGGGCGGAACACCGCGAACCCAGAGTCAAAGCCACCCGCGCATTCCGTAAACTCCGAAAGTTCGCACCGCGTGAGTACGAAGTTGTGTACCGCACCGCGATCCTCGGTATTCCTTTCCCCGAGACCATCGACTGGCTGAACATGCGCGCGATCAGGAATAACAAGCCCGAGCGATACGACACCGACGCCGCGCTGATGCTCCTGATCGGCGGCGTAGACAAGGCGGCTCACTGGTTCAGCATTTGACATATGGGTGGACTAGCGGCTAGGGTTGGTCCATGGGGACCAAAAAACGCCCCTACCGCCGGGCATTTCTGCTGGCGATAGGAGCGCTCTGGTTGCTGGTTGGGGTCTCGAAAGCCGACCCCCCGACGACCTACCGAGCCATCCCAGCGGCCGATTTTACTGCTGTTCTGTCACGTATGGATCAGTCTGTGGAAGTTCGGTCGGCTGATCCTGCGACACCAACAGCTCGCCCCCTGATCGCCATCGATCAGCCATGGCCACTGCCACCGCGCCGAGCGCCAACCCAACGCCCACCCCGAATAGCCCAACCAAGACCACGTACTGAGACACAGCACTCTCCACGGTTGATCCCTCCTCGCGGTCGCTCCGGTGACGGACGGGTAACCGGTGTTGCGACCTGGTACTGCTGGCCAGCGTACCCGAGCCGGTGCGCGAGCGGCTACCCGGCGGGCGGGAAGTACGCGGCGGCGGGCCCGGAGCTCAGGCGGGCCCTGGGCCACTGGCGGGGCCGGTACGTGTTCGTCAACGGGGTCCGGGTCCGCCTGATCGATTGGTGCGCGTGTGGCGGCGACCATGTGATCGACGTGTATCACTCGACGTGGACTTCGATACCCAACCAGTCCCATGTGACCATCACCTGGTAGCTAGGCCCGCAAATACACCAGCAAACCGATAATCCCGGCCATCACGGTGAAGATGACGAGGATGAGGTTGCGCGCCTGTCCGAACAGGCGATACGTCGCCTGTCGCTCGGTGGCTGCGGTGCTCAACGCATTGTCAGTTGTGTTGATGCGCTGCTCCAGTGCCCGATGTACCGCCTCACCCTTGGCCTCACCCGCCTGATCGTTGGCCTCCATGCGGTCCATCAGGGCCGTGACACGAGCCTCCAGTGCCTTGTGCTCGGCGATGTACTCGGGACGGGTGACACCGGCCAAGCGGATGTCATTGAGTGTGCTCCGCCATTCGTTCGCGGCGGACTTGTATTCGGCGAGCGACTGGGCAAGCGATTCGTGCGCGTGCTTGTGGGCCCGCCATCGCTCGGCCTCCAGCTTGATGAAGGCACCCAGTTTCTCGGCAAGAATGTGATCACTCACCACCGTGTCCCCCTTCATGTCGCCCTGCCATATATCCGACGAGCACCGCGATGATCACGCTGATGATGCGGCCAACCGCGTTCGCAGCGCGGGTCACATCCTGGGTGGGCTGCGTGATCACCACGAACAACGTGGCGAACGACGTCGCGATCACAACAATTGCCACAACGACGGCCAGGATCAGAGCGATCAGGTCTGCAGTCTGCCGAGGCACATCGCGCTCCCCCTGCCTCCCTCAAGCAGCTCCTTTTCTACGTTTTGGAACAGAGATTAGTCTGGTCCCGCAGTTGGGACAGGGGTGCGACTTCAGGTTGGGTAGCCACAACCAGCCGTAGTAGTCCTTCTCGGGACACTTCGGACAGCGCAGTGGGCCACCAAATGTCTCAGCTGTGCGCCGAGCCTTCGGTCGCACCCCAGATGTCACGGCTTCGGGGCGGGCGACGGGGTCCGGTTCGCCACCTTCTTGACGTTGGGCGTTGCGTCCGACGTCACGACCGTGTAGTTCGATCCCTCCGCAATGGTGGGTGGCTGGTTAGCGATCGCTGTGATCACAGCAGCAGCGGCAAGGTTGATCGCCGCCACCAGACCAGGCTCAAGCAGAACGCCCTGGGTCGCAGCACCCAAAACGATCACATTGAACACAGCAGTGAACGCGCCGAGGATGAGGTTTGCGGGCCTTCCCAGGATCATTTCTACCTCCCTGCGTGCTCTAGGACACGAGGACCGTGTACCCACGAGCGATCCAGACGGTCTTCCCGTCACGAATGAACCCGAGCCAGTCCGTGCGAACTGTCCCGTTGATCACGTAGCGGCCGCCGCTGCGGCGGAGCTGCGTGGTCGTCACGATCGTCCCGTTCTTCAGGTCGGGCGATACCGTCGGAGTCCCAGCCGACGGGCCACTGCGGACGTTCAGCGTCGGTGACGCGGTGACCTTGACCTTGTGCTTGTACGGCACCGGGTCGGTGACGGGCGGGACAACCGGGACGTGTGCATCGGATGCCGCGTAGAAGACCTTCTGCGGATGCGACGCACCGTATTCGCGTGAGCCCAGGGCGTTGGCGTATCGCTCCAGGGCGATCTGGGGGACCCAGATGAACTTGTCGTTCAGGGGATCCCCCATCAGCAGCTCGGTGCTCTTGAACTCCGGGTTCAGGTAGACCGCGTGCGGGCCTTCGAAGGTCCCGCTGTTGAGGGGGCTGTGGTACGCCTTGGGCAACGCCCCATACAGACCCTGGAGGATCACACCGCGGTGTGCCTTGAGGGCGTGCATCACGTCGTCCCAGTGGCCACCGCTCCCAACATGGAGCACCTGGTGGTAGTGATCCCAGGCCCGCGTCAGGCCCGGATCACCGAGGCCCGTGCCGCCCTTGTAGTCTCCGGACACCGCCCGCAGCTGACCACCGAGCACCCGGATGTGACCCAGGGTGTCGAAGTCAAGCCCCATCGCCCCCGACGCCATCGTGCAGTTGAACCAATCGAGGGTGGTCGTTGGATCATTGAACTGCTTGACGAACTTCGGTCGATACGTCATTTCCCTACCCTCCTATGCGATGACCGCGTCGGCGGTAAACGAACCTGTGGTGTTCCGCTTGATCACCGCGTCAGCGGTCTTCGAGCCGGAGATGTTGCCTCTGAGGATCGAGTTCGCGCTCAGCGATCCGGAGGCGGTCTTCTTGATGACGGAGTTGACCTGGAAGCCCCCGAAACCGACCCAGTGAGACTCGGTCGTGATGATCCGGATGTTGTCCACACCACCGATATCGACGGCGGGGAAGTAGTAGAGATCCAGGAACGGGGCATCGTCAGTGGCTGGGTTGTATGGCAGAAACCGCTGTGTATCGGTGTATTGCCAGCCAGCTGGCTCTGGATCGATCCGTCTCCAGACATTCAGGTTGACGAACGAGCCATCCCACCGACCATGGACTCGATACCAGGTTGATGGGGTGGGCGTCAGAACGTATGGGGTGTCGCTCTCGAACTGGTACACCCAGAAACTCACGCCATCCGGTCGCGCAATGGCATAGAAGCCGACGTAATCCGACCTATCCAGCGCGATCCCATACGTTGGTCGACCGCTGGGATTCGTCCATGACGACGGCACGTAGAAATCGAAGTACAGCTCACCGGTGGCCGGAAGAGGGAACCCGGTCCACGCCTCCCAGAAGTTCGCAGCGGGCACAACGACGTTGAAGCCATTGACCGACGTCTTGATGTCCTCAGTGAAACTTCCGTGGAAATCGTATGGGTTCAGTGACCACTGGCCACCGAGGCCCCGGGTCACGACTCGGTTGAAGTCGTCGAAGAAGATCTGGTTGGCGGGACCTGGCGGCGGCGGGTTCTCGAAGAACAAGATCTCGTTGTGGATGTACTCCAGCGCCGAGTGCAAGCTAGAGCCTGCTGAGATCGATCCGACGGCAGCGGACAGCAGCTGAACGAGATCGTCCTCAGTTCCGTAATGCAGATCGGTCCGATCGTGCGTGGGTCGGCTCATACGATGAACGCATCCGCGGTGAGGCTGTTGGCGATGCCGCCGTCTTTGATCACCGCGTTGGCAGTGAACGCACGACCCAGGATCGCGTCGACGGTGAACGACCCGGTCGGGACACCCTTGATGATGGCGTCTGCCGAGAAGTGGGCAGCAATCAGGGCGCTGGCCGTGAACACACCGAACGATCGATTTGCCGAGTCCAGAATGGTCAGTCGAGCAGCGAAGTCAATCAGCACCGCCTCAACCGTGGTCCCGGCCGGATACGGTCCGATGGCCGTCGATAGCGTCACCGAACTGGAGGGCTGGACGCCGTTGTGATCCAGCGTCCTGTCGTGACGCAGCCGGTTGCCCAGGATCACCGCGTCGGCGGTGAACCCCCTGCTGGCAAGAACAGCATCTATGGCGAAGGTGCTGGAGGGCATGACGCGCCCCTAGTTCGTGTTCGGCGAGGTGACGAGGGTCCCAGAGCAACCGGACAGGTTGATGAAGTGACCGGAGAGAATGGGCTGCGTGTTCCCCGTGATGGTGACGTTGGTCACGCCCGAAAGTGAGACGCAGTTGTCGAAATCCGCGTCGTCAACAAACCCGCCACCCGACGTGTTGTTGATGATCTGGATGTTCGACACGGTGATGTTGTTGTTGAACGAGCCGCACTTCATCGGGGCAGTCGTGAGCGTGTTGCGAGCGAAGACAAATCCATTCAACGGGATTGGGCCACCGTACGGTCCGGAGATCGAGGATCCGGTGCAGGCGAATGCATATCCTGCCGTCTGAGAGTTGTCAGAAACGTGATCACCGTATACGTGTCCAGTCAGAACGTTGTCGCTGAACCGGCAGTTGTTGGCGCCAGCTGGACGCCCGTCGATGAAGTATCCGTTGGGCTCGAAGTCGACCACGTAGTAGCAGGAGTCGGTGATGTTGTTGTAATCGACAACCACTCGTTCGACACCATCCGTGAGTGACCAGAGATTTCGCCCGCAGTTGGTCACAGAGCCGGAATGGAATCGACCGTCAGAGGTCCACTTGTTGCTGAACGTGCTGCCGCCCATGTACAGCCCGTCACCGCCGACGTTCCGGATCTTGATGTTGCTGAACTCGAAGTTGTAGACGCCGCCCAGGCTGATGCCGTGCTCGTGCTCGTAGGTCGAGTCCCATTTGTGATCGTTCGGCTTCACGCCCAGGATCGTGCCGTTGTACCACGCAAAGTCATGGCATCCAGCCTGAAGCTGAATAATCGGCGTGTTGCCACGGTTCGGACGGAAGATCGTGGCCTCGCGCATGTTCATGCTGATCCGGCGCGTGTCGAGCACGATCTGCCCGTTGGTGCCCAGGTTGTATGTGGTGTTCGCGACCAGACCAACCACGGCGCCATCTGGGACACCGTTGAGGAACGCCTGCAACCCTGAGCCGGTTCCGCTGTACTCATGCGTCACCGGCGGCGGGACAGATGCCCCCGGCCCGCCCGAGACCGGATCGCTGCCGCCACTACTCCCGGTCGGCGGCGTGCCGCTACTGCCAGCCAGGATGGCGACGGCTCGGAGGACGTCGGTGTTCGCCGGGGCAACGACGAACGTGATCTGGCCGTTGGTTGGGTCGGACTCGGTGTAGTTGCTCGGCTGAAAATACCGGAGACCGTTGACGTAGATCTCGGTCGAGCCGTTGAGGTAGGCAAGTCCGTTCTCCAGGTAGAAGACCTTGTTCGACCCATCGGGCGCTGGGACCAGGTTGTATTGGCCGGTGGTGCCGTACGGGTTCGGGTCGCTCGGGGTCGTGCTGACAGCAATCGGCGCCGCCGGGATCTGGGGGTTCCGGTCCCGCAGGTACTTCCACAGCCACCAGGGATCAGAGAGCTGCAGACCGAACGTGCCCTCGAACTGGACCCAGGCAGACCCATCGGTGTCCAGACTCGGGAACGTGATCGTCACCGACCGCAGCGGCAGATCCATGACCAGCGGGTGGGCCGTGTCAGCCCCGAGGGTGTACATGACGAATGTGGTGATGTCGCCCGGGCGCAGATGCGATCGTGCGTTGCTCAGGTTCGGGTCCCTGGGGACGATATGAGAGAACCAGGTGACCTTGGCCATCTTCTGCGGGTTGACGTAGCCGCGTGTGGTCGAGCCGCTGGTACCCGACACCGTGCCGTCCACGATCACGTTCGCCCGCGCGTTGACCTGACCCTGGCTCTTGAGCTGACCAAAGTAGGTCTCAGCCGTCTCCCAGCGCCCAACAGCGGCGATCGACGCAGCGTTCTCGCGACGGGCGAATACGATGCCGTTCGACCACTCCGAGCCACCCCAAACGAACGCGTCGTTGATGATCAGGGTGCCGTCTTCGGTGAACTCGCCCTCTCGGAAGCCGATCTGCGGCGTGTAGCCGTATCCCACCGGGATCGGCAGGCGGTTGGGCTTGTCGGAGAACATCCACCTCGCCAGGCTGTCCTCCACCTCCCTGACGTAGAGCTTCTTCTGGGCGTTGATGTAGTACACGACACCCCAGCGGGCGAAATACTCCATCTGCTGACGCCACAAGGTGCCCTGCTCCATCCACGCCGCCGAGGCCGTACCCGGCGTGTCGATTACCGCTGCGTCCACAAGGCTCGTGGTGTCGAACCCGGCGGGGATGTCGAGGAAGTGGGCACACAACGGGTCCTTGACCAGATCCCCGATGTGAGACCCGGCCGGATAGGTTCCCAGGTGGTGGGTGAAGTCGCTGGTGTTCCGCATGACCCGCTTGTCGAACAGGATGTTGTAGTCGACACCGCGGAGCACCCACTGTCGCGTCTGGACGCTGGCCGGGACGGCGGTGAGGTCAGCCGGGATTGCGAACTTCTCCGAAACCTGGGTCACGAACCCGCCGTAGAGCCGGGTGCCATCAACATCAAGGGTGATTTCCGAGCCCGTGTGGAACGAGACCGCCTGGAAGCGGTCCTTGACGGTGAACTCGAACGTTCCCGGCAACGCGCCCATCTGCGAGTCGAACGAGCATGACTCGAACAACACGAGGTGGGTGATATCGGTGCCATCGATCTTGATGATGATCTGGGATCCCATATCACCCCACCGTGGCCGTGAAGCAGACCGTCACCGTCGCAGGCGGCGCCGGGGCCACTCCGAAGTAGATGATCCCGTTCGTCGGGTCGGTCTCGCTGTATTCGACGTTCAGCCCCTGGAAGGTCCCGTCGACGTAGACCTTCGTCGTGCCCGGTGTGTACGCCTGGCTGACGGTGTATTGATGAACCCCGCCAACAAACTGCTGACAAATGACGCCGCCCACAGCAGGACCAGGCTCAGGAGGCGGACCAGCTGGATAGCAGGGCTTGCCGTCGTAGTCGAAGTCGATGGAGTCCAAGAAGATCGAGTCCGAAACGGCGAGCGGGTCTGCCTCAACCTTGACGCTCGCCAGCGACCCCGGTGACGTAATGGCCGTAACGAGCCACGAGGTCGGTTCGGGATCGGATTGCAACCACACGCGAGCCTTGATCTCGCCCGTGTCGGCGTTCCACGACATGCGCAGGAAGTACGGGTCCGTCGTCCAGTCGGTCTTGGCCGCGTACGTCGAGCCGACGACGATGCCGCCCGGGACGAAGCCGCCGGTCGAGTTGCCGATCCGGAGGATCACTTCCTGGTCGTAGCCGAGGTTCAGGATGAGACTCTGATCGGAGTCGGCTGCCGAAGACACCCGGCTCACGAAGAAGCCGACAACCTCCTCGAATGAGCCGGTCATCCCGGTCGGAACCGTGGTCTCGAACCGGGCGAAGTCGCCGCCGATTGCCCCGGTCATCGTCACCACGCCGTAGGCCCCGCCCACGGAGGTACTGACGTTCAGCGACGACAGCGTCCAGACAGCTCCCGATGGCGTCGCCGTCCCCCAGCCGCTCGCGACGATGCGGTTGAAGTTGTCGAACTCGTTCTGCGAGCAGCGGGTGATCTCGGGAACATTGAAGTTGTCGAACGTCATGATGACCTGTTCGGCGGCAGACACTCCGCCGAGGCCGGTCTCGTAGTTCACCACCAAGCCAGCCGTAGGCAAGTTGTCGCTGGTGAACCCGGAGTGCGTTGACGTATACGTCGTCGTTCCATCGGAGATCGTGGCGATCGTGTCCGTCCCGTTGTCGCGTACGGTGAAGGTGTAGGTCACCCCGGCCTGCCACCACGAGTTCGGGATCAGCGTCTGTGCGATAGGGGCCGACGTCGGTCCGAAGGAGAGTTGGGACTGGAAGAACGTCCCGATCGGATACGAGGTAGGCATCGCGTTGATCCAGATGAACGGATCGTTGTTGAGGACCCCGCCGCCCACGTCGAAGTAGATGTCGGCGACCGTGTTGTTGCCAGCGTGGCCGGGCAATGAGTCCATCGAAAACGTGACGGACTTGGTCGCCGTGTGATCTACGGCAAGGGGCGTGAACGATCCTGTGTCGGGGATCACCATCGACATCGACCCCGGCGGCACACCGAGCGCGGTAGCCCATCCCCGCACCAGCAGCGAACTGCCATTGACGCTGACGCCGATGTTCCCGTTACCGAGGAGAGCGCCAAGACCGAACAATGTCCCCGTCGGATTACCCCAGTGCCGACCAGCGTCGCTCGTCCCGATGTCCGCCACCGTAGCGCCAGACGACCCCGTATGGATGGTCTCGGCGACCGTGCGGGTGAACGTGTCGGTGATCCCGCAGACGTCGTCGGAGCAATCCGTCACAGGCGGTAGCACAATCGGCGGCCAGACGATGCCGCCGATGCCGCCGCCCGTCGGGGGCTGGAAGTTGATCCTGGGGAACCAGAACTCGTAGTCGCTCCACGGAGCGTCGATGTCGTAGGACAGGAACACTCGGAACTCCACGCTGGTCGGGTTCGGGAAACGGATCCCCAGACGTCGGATCGGCAGCGTGTCCGAATAGCCGAAGACCGTGGACGAGAAGTTGATGATCTGGCCCGCGGTCAGGCCAGGGTGATAGGTGACACAGCTGATCTGGATCGCGTCGTCCTTGCCACCACGCTTGCTCTGCGGGGTGCCGTAAACGAAGCTCTCAGCTCGCTGCGTGACGCCCGAGGTGGTAAACAGCGCCGAGGTGAACTCACCCTGCTGCCAGCGACCATGCGTGGCAATCGAGGTTGCGTCCTGCACCCGCACGAACCTGGTGTCCGGCGTCGAGTGGGCCCCCGCGCCCCAGACCATCATGTCGTTGACGAGCTTCGTCCCGTCGTTGGTGATCTCCATGTCGCGATAGCCGAAGCTCGTCGTGTGGTCCGGGTGGTCGCTGAGTGCGAACGGCGCCGTGGCAGTCTCAACGTCGACGAACTGCAACACCTTGTTCGGGTCGATGTAGAACACCGCCGCCGTCGGCCCTGCGATGAGGTTCATCGAGGTACCCCAGGAGTCACCCGGGTTCCCGGCGCTGAAGTCGCCATCGAGGTTCGGCGTGCCTACGTGGGTCACGCCGCTGGTGCTGATCCCGTCGTTGTTCAGTTCGAGAAACCGCTGGACCACATCGAGCACGACCTGGAAATCAGGTGTGTCCTTCGGGTAGATCGGCAGCATCTGGGTCGGGTTCAGCCGGTTGATCAGGAACCGCTTGCTGAACAGGATGTTGTAGTCGACGCCCTCCAGGATCCAAACGCGCTCGGTCTGCGCCGGGTTCGATGTGTCGTCGACGGCGAAGAAATAGCCCGGCGAGACGCGGAGCGCCCAACCACCCCAGACCCGGAGCCCATTCACATCCACCGTGAGCGTCTGGCCTGCAGTTGGGCTGAGCGTGTGGCCTAGGTCACGGAGGCGCAGCCGAGCCGAGCCGGGCTGTCCATTGGCCTGTTGCGTGAACTCCGCGTCCGCGAAGATGACGTGGCTGGTGACATCGACCCCGCCGAGACGGATGACGACGGTGGTGCCAACGACCGGCGGGGTGACGGCGGCGATAACCGCGTCGGCGGTGAACGAGGCCGCGCCGGGGACCCGCAGGATCGCGTCGGCGGTGAATGAGCCACTGACAGTATTGGCGTTCTCCGTCAGCGTCTCACCGAAGATCAAGTAGGTGTCGCCGGAGGCGCCACCCGAGGTGCCCGCGTAGAACAACGTCAGGATTTTGCCGGTGACCATCACGTCTTGGTTGGGCGCGATGTAGGCCCGCAGCCGAAGCCGCTGCCCGGCGGTGATCGCGAGATCGTCGCCCGAGATATAGAACTGCTGGGCGGCCTCCGACCCGATCGGACTATTGATGATGCTGTTGGCTCCCCAGACGGTAGGCGAGGAGCCGTCGTTCGCGACCCGAGCGATCTCAAACCGCCACGAGGCGTTGCTGGGGCTGTTGATGGTGCCCCGGATATTGAGCAGCACGGCGCTGGACAGAGTGAACGCGGTCAACGGCTTCGTGAACCAGTCAACCACCGTGCCACCGGCAGTATCAGTAACCTGAATGGGACTTACCCACCCCGCTGCCGTGTTGGTGACATCCGTCTGGACGCCAGCCCCACGCGCCGTCCATGCCTCTCGATCGACCGATGCCGTGGACACGGTCGATGCCGTGTCGGTCAAGTAGACGGTGGTCGTGGCGGGGTCCGTCGTCTGGAAAGTGATCGTCTCAGTGAAAGTGACGAACGACTCTCCGTTAGTCCCAACCACCGAACGGTCGAAGAAGAAGTTGAACGTGAAACCGCTCGCCATGTTCGAGGTGGAGTCACCCCCGAACACCAATATCCTGATCCGGTCGCCCTTGTTGAAGTTGGTCGAAGTCGGAGTGGCGGTGAAGTTGTCAGGCGTGGTCGGCGGGCTGGTCGTGACAAGTTCGGCGGTCTGGGCCGTCTTGACGACCAAGTCCTGAACGGCGCCTACGCTATCAAGGCGCTCGATCTGGGCGTTGATGGCGACGTTGGCACTGGCGTTGGACTCGCGCGCCCAGAGGTTGAAGGTGATCGTCCCCGAAATGGTCACGTCGGCCGCCAAGGGCGGGCTGACCCATTCGAGGGAGTTGCCCGATGATCCATCGACGACCAAGACCCCAGCCGTCGGCCCATTCACCGTGCTGGAACTCGCCGACGTCGCGGCGCCGGTACCGATGCGAGTCGTCCGCAGACTGCGTGGGAACCATGAGACGTTGGTCCCGACGAGGTTGGCCCGGTTGGTATTCGAGCAGTAGCGGTCAGGAGCCGTCGTGAGGCCCTGCCGGAACCAGAGGGTGGTGGGGGGGCCAGCGATGACCGCGTTGACGGTGAATGAGCCCGATCCGGGGACTCGCAAGATGGCGTCGGCGGTGAACGAGCCGCTGACGGTGTTGGCATCGATCTGGAAGGCGTTGGCCTGAAAAGCGTCGCCCTGGAAGGCCGTCGTCATGGCCGATCAGCCCCTAGCGGGACGACGTGAAGTCGAACTGAAGCGAGTAGTAGTCCAGCAGCATGTTGCGAAGCGGCGAGGTCCCCGCGCTACTCCCAATACCCGCCGCGTTGATCGAGAGGAACGGCGCGCTGCTCGGGATGTGCGTCGTCACCGGAGACCCGGCAGTGCTGCCGTTGACGTAGAACTGAACCGAGGTCGCCGCCGCGTTGATCACGAAGCCGAGGCGGATGAAGGCGGCGGAGTAACTCGATCCAGAGATGGACGTCGCCGTCGCTCCAAGATCGATCGCCGTCTCCACGGATGAGGCCCGAGTGACACCCTGCCACTTGCCGCTGTTGACGGAGTGGGTATACCGAACGTACACGCCATCGCCCGCATCACCGTTCGCTGTGTCCATGAGACCGGCGCGAGCAGTGAACGTGTTCGTTCCGTCGGAGAGTTGCTGAAGCGCGACGACCGTCTCAAAGGTGACCACGCCGCCAGCGATGTAGAACTCACCGCCGAACAGGGCGCAGCGCCCAGTGGTCGTGGTCCCACTACTCAACTGAATGACGCCCGGATGGTTGCCGACCGAAGTCCCGCCACCGGAACTCGTAACCGCACTCGTACCCGAGGCGTTCTGGGTGACCTGACCTGCGTGCTTATCGGCGGTCGCGCCGAAGAAGCACTCGTCCTCGAACCGAGACATGGTCGAAGTGAAGTTGCCCAGCCCGGTGACAACGTGGGCCGCATTCCAATCGGAGGGGCGCACGATCGTGGCGTCCCCGCCGTCGCTCTTCGGATTGGTGAACGCATGGGTCACCGAGGCCATGTTCTCTCCTATACCGTCCGCAGACTGAGCAGTGCGCCCTTGCGGTTCATGGACTGCTCCACGGCCCGACTGATGCGAGCGACGATGCGCTCCTCGTCCTTGTCGCCCGAGATGTTGTTGTCGTGGACGTCGATCACGATCGTGGCGCCACCCCCGCCACCCCCGCCGGTCGGGCTCTGGAGGGAGTGGATGCGCGGGTTGCGCAGAACCGCGATGGTCTCGGTACCAGCCTCGCCAACGATCATCGACGTGGCGGAGCTGACAGTGCCGAAGTAGCCCGGCGCGTTCGCACCGTTGTGGGTGATACCGCTGCTTTGGCTGCCGGACTGCGTTGTGCCTGCGCTGTGCTCACCCTGTGGACGCGGTGTGAGGGCATTGATGACGGCATTGGCCGCGGTGGTGCCCTGCTTGATGAACTTGGTCCAGGTCACGCCGGTCTGCGTCAGGATCGTGCTGAACGCCTCACCGGTCTGATTGGCGATGTCGACCGCCTGGGCGATCCGGGCCGAGGCGAACTTGTTCGACTTGTCGATCGCGTTGCTGATGCCGGTGGCCACCTGGCCCTCGCGAGCGCGGATGGCCGCCAACGCCTGGTCGGCTGACTTCATGTCGAGCGAGAGCTTGTGCTGAGCGCCCAGGTCCGCGAGCGCAAACTTCAGATCCTGAACCTGGCGTTGAGCCTCGACGTCGAACAGGCGCACGCTGACCTTGAAGCCGGTCTTGCCCAACGCGAACAGCTGCTTCTGGATGTTCAGCTGCTTCTGGGCGTAGTCAGCCTCGACCTTGGCTTCCGCAATCCTCGCGGCTCGCTCCTGGCCGGTCTCGCCCGGCGCCTGGAAGCCAGCCAGCGCCCGCTGGAAGTTGATCTGCTTCTGGCTCAACGCGAGCGACAGCGCCTGGGACTCGAACTGCAGCGCCTGCTGCTTCTTGCCCAGGTCGAAGTTCTCGCGCTGCAGGCGACCCAGCTCGCCCTCCCGACCGACACGCTTGCCGGTCAGGGCCTCAGCATCGGCCAGGTTCCGATTGAGGATGAACAGCTCGTGGCTGTACTCTGACGCCTCCAGCTTGGCCTGGCGATCAGCCACCCCCAGCTGGATCCCGGCGGCCTCCTTCCCGAGTTTGGTCATCTCGGTTACAAGCTCGGGAGGAACGCCGAGTTCGGTAAGTGCCTGCTCGCCCTCCTTGGCCTTCGCGATAACCGCGTTCAGGGCGCTGGTGGCGACGTCCTTGTACTGGTTGAACGACTGGGCAGCAGCCGGATCGACACCCTTGAACTTGCCGATCGAACTCGGTCCACCGGGCCCGATCGCAGGCTCACCCTCGACGCCCTTGCCCACCGGCACGATGCCAGCACCGAACGGCAGCGGACGGTTGGACAGGAAGTCCAGCGCCCGCTGTGCGCTCTGAGTCGGAAGGGTGATCTGCTGCTCTTCAGCGTTGATCCCGGCAACGGCATTCGGGATTTGCCGTGAACTCGCCTGATTGATGAGAAGTTGCGCGGAGGGGGTCTGGGAACCCAGGTTGACCGACTGCAGGAACCGAGCGAAATCCTCTGGCTTCGCCGCACCCGTGACAGCGAGCGAACGCTCACGCAGCGTCTTGGCGAATCCCTGAAGCGCCGGTGACTGCGCAGCGATAGCCGCCGACGCATTCGCCTGGTCCTGAGAGACCTCGGACAGCTTCAGAACGGACTCGCCGCCCTTCTGCGCGTCCGCATTGAAGGCTTCGAGAAGATCGGTTCCGTTATTCAGGGCCTTGTTGAAGTCGTCGAGCGCCGGGTTATGGCCAACAGCCCCGGCGTTCGGAATCGTGACTCCGCTCTTGCCTCCGAGAGTGACGGATCCGGCGGCCCGTTCCGGAGGCGGAGCTGCTCGCTCCGCCGCATTGGGCAGCGTGTTCAATTCGTTGGTGATCAGCTCGGAGGTGGACGCCACACCACCAAAATCGGTCCCGAATTGACCACCAGTGGTGGCAAAGAGACCCTTGTCCGTACCGCCAGGCAACCCCTTGTTCTGGCTCTGAACAGCCTGAGCCGTATGGATCAGATCGATCTGCTCGGCGAGTGCTTTGTTACCCGCCTCAGTCGAGGCTCGCAGCTCCAATGCCGGAGAGATCTGAGCAGCCGTGGCCGCAGAGAGACCGGTCTGAGCTTCGGCTGCCGCGATCGTGGCCTTGGTATTGCCCCCCGATGCCCGGGTCTGATCAGCCAGGCTGTCGGTGATCTTGGCCGAAACGTTCTGGAACCCACCCAGCCGCTCGACAACGGGGCCGAGAGCTGCGCCCATGGCGGTGATACCAGCCTGAGCAGCCCCCAGGGCGGCGGAATATAGGACCGTACCGGTGATCACACCGAGTGTGTTCGCACCGAAGATCTTCAGCTTGTCGGCACCGCTGATGACATTCTTACCGAGTTCGGCTGCCTCACCCGAGAGCTTCTCGTACCGCTTTTCCAGAAAGTCGACAGCCTCGTGCTGCTCGGTGATCCGCTGGGTGAACTCGGCGATCTTCTTGGGATCCTGAGCCTTGGTGCTCTTCTCGACCAGGATGCCCAGCTTCTCCTGGGCCTTGGAGTACAAGTTCAGGGCTGCTGACGAGCGCTGGGTCGCCTCATCGGCGAGCCGCCGACGACCGATCACGTTTCGCAGGCCACCGAGACTGACGGCCGAGATCTCGCCGACGCTGGTTGGCGTACCGCGGGTCGGAGCTTCCTTGATGGACGCCTGGATCTGAGCCGCGAGACCCTTCTGCTTCAGGCGTTCGGCTGTGACCAGATCCTGGGTTCGGGCGGCCTGCTGCGCAGCCTGAAGCGGGGTCAGCGGAACATCCGCCTCGGGCTTGGTCTTCTTCGAAGCTGCGGCCTGATTGAGACCAGCGCGCGCCGATTGGCCCAGCGAAGCCGCCTGGGCGGCGGTGAACGCCTGGCCCGCTGTTGCGCTCGCGGGTGCCCCCTGGGCTGCCCCCTGGCCTGCCCCGAAGCCGCCGCCATGCGGCCAGTTGACCACGAAGACGCGCTGGATCGCCCCAGCCAGAGATGACGCGAGCCCAGCCTGAACAGCTGCCCCAGCAGCACTGCCCTGAGCCTGATAGCGGCCACCCGGGCCGTGGAAGGCAATGCCGCCCGCGGCGTGCTTCATTCGGTTCCAGAACGAACTCATCTTGTGGGTCGGGACGACCTCACCATCGCCGTTCTGTCCCTGCACCAGCAGCTCCGGCCCACGCTCACCGACCATGGTGACGGAGTTGCCCGCCCGACCCAGGAGGCCGGTGTGGCGCAGCTCGCCGCCTTCGGCGCGTCCCCTCTTCAGCAGCTCCTGCTGGGCCCGACGCTTCTGGATTGCCTCATCGGTAAATCCTTTTCCGTACTTACTGTCGTTGTATTTTCGGTACTTCTCGAAGTCGATGATCTGTTGTTCGATCTGTCGGTGCTTATCCCAGGGAAGAGGTCCCCCCTCGGCACGCTTGGAAAACGGGGGCAGTTGCCCGAACTTGTCTCGCTGGGCGGGGATGATGCTGATCTCGCCGAACGGGTGCGCCTGCTTCTTGGCGATCCTCCCGACCAGGCCCTGCAGATGTTCGCGCCGTGAAACTCTGTGTGTGAGCCGCTTCTCCTCGGCGCGGAGCCTCCGCTGGCCTTCCTTGTCCAGATCCTCAGTGAGATCGCCGCGCGAGGACCCAGTCCGACCGCCGCTCCTCTCCTTGGCCTTGATCTCGGCCTCGCGGGCCGCATGTTCGATAGGTTCCAGCCGCGTGCTGCGCTGCTGGACGGCCTCCGTGCGCTCGATCTTTTCCCGCTGCTCGCGCCGAGGCGCCTCGGCGATGTTGGCTTCGCCGAAGATCGCCTGCATCGCGGAGGCGTACGCCTCGCTTTGAGGATCCGGCGCGATGTCTTCGCCGGTCTTGACGTCCGTCTCGCGCATCCTCTTGATCGACAGCAGCCGGGCAAAGAGCTTCGGATCGGTCGTAGCGGCTGAGGCCAGGTGGTGGCGCGCGATGGTACGGGCGACGTCGGTTTGCCCGTCCTCCATATAGGTCATGGCATCGCGCAGCGACGGATACAACCCGTAAGCCGGGTCGCCTGCGTGTTCCTGGTGATACCCAGACGGCAGCAACGTGGGGATGCCGTGCGGGTTTGTCCCGATGTTCGGCTTCAGCCCGGTGGCCGGGCCCAGCACCTTCTCCAGGAAGCCCGAATCGCCGCCGCCCAGGCGGGCGACCTCAGCCTTGAAGGCCTTGACCGATCCGGACTCGCGATAGCGCTGGGACTTCCGACTGGCGACGTTGTGCGACATCAACGCCTTGAGGAAGTTGTTGAGGTCGTGCTCTTCCTTGGAGATCCCCAGCGGCGTATCCGCGAGCTTGCGCGGAGGCTCCGTAGAAGTGCGGCGAGGCCCGATATCAGGGGTGTCCTCAGCCGTTCCCTCTCGCGCCTGATACTGCTGGAACAGCTTGACGATCTGGTCCTGCTGCTCCTGGGGCGCCTTGCCCAGGACCGACCGCTTCTTGAAGCTGAGGCCGCCGCTCTTGATGACGCCGCCCAGCTTGAGCAGGTCCTCCAGACCGCCGGGCACGCTGTTCAACAGCCGATAGGCCGCACGCTCGATCGTGGGGTCCGAGGTCGGCCGAGTGACCGGAGCGTGTGTGGGCCGCTGCGAGTCCGCCAGCGGCAGCTTCCGCGCCGCGCCGAACACACCGCCGGTGGCCGCTGTCTCAACCTTGGCAGATCCTGCGAATGATCCGGCGGCGGTGGCCTCAGCCGGAGCGCCGGTTGCTGGCGCCTGCTGAACAGGCGGCGCCTTGACGAACCTGCCCTTCGCACCACGCGGCGCCGTCTGCCTAACGGGCGGCGGCGCGGAGCTGCCCTGGCTCGCGGCCTGGTGGATCTTTGAGCCGCGCTTGGCGACGATGTCCTTGAACTCATCGATCGTGTACGGAGGCGTGAGGCCTGCAGCCTCGGCTGACTGGTAGTCGTCCCAGGAATATTCCTCGCGCCACGCCTTCTTCTCGGCCTCGGTCCAGATCCTGGTCGATGCCGCGAATGCGCTCTTGGCACCAGCCTTGGAACCCGCACCAGCGCCGCCTCCGCCCGTGTGGGGAGCGCTGCCGCCACCGGTCCCACCACCACCACCGCCACCCTTGTTGCCACCGGTGGGACCAGGCCCACTGCCATGCCCACCGGGACCAGCACCACCTGGGGGCGCGTCGCCCTCCCAGTGCCAGGTGAGCCCGATGTCGACCGTTCCGATGGCTTCTCGGATCTGGGTCCGGATCGCGGTCTCGTTGATCTCGGCAACGATCGGAACGGCGACTTCCTTCTCGCCGATCTTGTGCTGGAGGTTCGAGATGAACTTGTCGGCCGTGATGTCGGACACGACGAGCGTGGGGGTGAGCGTGACCTCACCCCCCTTGCCCGCCTTGTTCAGAGCCGCGACAACCCGTTCCTGGACACGCTTAATAGCGGCGTCAGTTGGCGACTGCAACTTGACGCGGACGGTGATCTCACGTTCTTTGAACTTGGCGTTGTCGACGGACTTCTGAACAGCCTGCAGCTCAGCTGTGAGCTTGCTGACATTGACGCCAACGCCGATCTCGATTGCGCCGATTTCCTGCGCCATCGGGTGTCCTCAGGTCGGGTCGCCCTTGAAAGCTTCCTGACCCCATTTCTCCTTCATGGTTGCCCGTCGACCGACCGACATCTTGTCGAAGTCGATGACGGCGCCATCGGAGTCGTCTTCACTCTCACGGGGGGTGTTGACGAAGTAGTAGTAGTCAACCAGCGCGTTCCAATAATGCTTGGGCAGCGCGGTCAGTTCGTGGGGTTTGAACGCCGGGAGGAGCCGACAGATCTCAAGAGCTAGGAGGTCTGCGGCTCGGAGTCGTTTCCCGGTTTCGTCTCACCGCCCTCAGTAGCCTCCGGCTCCCCTTCGACCGGCTCGGTGCGAAAGTGCATCCGGTTCACGACCCCGGCGAGGGCGTTGTAGATGGGCAGTGGCTTGGCCATGATCTGGTCCGCCGTCAGCTTGGGCTCCAGCATCGACGCTGGGATCATCAGCTTCAGCACGGCACCCAGGTCTGAGGTCCCATCCGGGCCCTCGCAGATCTTGACGAAGTCCTCGTACTGGGCACCGGTCAGCTCCCTGAAGCGGTAGGTGGTGCCGCGAAGCGTGACGGTTTCCTCGTAGAACTCTTCGTTCAGCGCGGTTTTTCGGGCAGGCACAATTTCACTCTTTCTATCAGAAGGCTCCTACCGTCGAGGTCCGTTCTCCCGCCGGTTTCTTCGAGCCTGAACTGTTTGCCACCGTGGCGGGGGTTTCCCAACCAGATGGTCACGACACGGTTGATCCCAGGGCGCTCGAATGCGAACTGGTTCACGTAAGAAAAGACGGCGCGAAGATCCCATTCCTCGACTCCCGAGGGGGTGTCTTCGCGCCGCGACAGGGACCAATACTCGATCAGCCCAATCTTCAGCCCAATTGAAGGTGCGTCTACGTCGCCGTAGCGCCCTTCCCAGCGTTGAAAGATGCCCACAAAACCTTCTCCGAGACGGAGGCGAGGTAGGTGGGATGGCGCAAGGAGGGATCAGTGCGCCATCCCAATGAACCCCAGGAGCACTCGATCCTGGGCTCCTAGATCACGGCAGCGAGCCGTTCGAGAAGACGGTCCACGAAGCAGCCGCTCGGAAGTTTCCGGTGGTGCGGATTGCGTCCGTGTTCGACGCGTTGATCGACGCATCGATGAACCCGGTGCCGTAGGCGATCAGGATCTCCTGCGAGGTGCGGTCGTCCGCGTACAGGTAGATCGCGATCGCATCCGAGCTGGCGGTGTTCACCAGCTCGTCGCCCGACACGTCGAGCAGACCGGCGTAGGTGCCCTGGATGTCCTTGAGGCCCGTGAGGTACGTCTTGTTGGTGTCACCGAAGGTGGTGGCATCGACGTAGTCACGACCGAGGTTCAGGGTCCATTCGGCCTTCGCGGCAACCTTGAGGGTGCCCGCCCCGCCCTTCTTCGCGTAGAGATAGATGGCACCGTTCTTGCCGTGAAGCTTGGTGCCTGCATTCGACATTTAGAAAGACCCTCCGGATTAGTCGGGCTGATCGGTCCACACTTCATAAGTGCCACCGACCACATAGACCTTTCTCCCTTCGCCATCCACATCTGGACCTGCGAGGTCAGCAATGCGTTGGCAGAGCAGGGTGGATTGCCCAGCTACAACCAGTGGAGCGTCGTCCAACACGGTGAGCAAGAGCGCGTCGATGTTACTGGCAACGACGCTGTCATCCGAGAAAACCCGGATGTCAAACCCGCTCAGATACTGCTGACTTCCCCACTGCCGACGGATCGGCGAGTAGATAAGGTCATAGGTCAGGAACGGGTAGTTAGCTTGGGTGGGGGCGAACCCCTCATGGATGCCCCCTGTCAGCGCTGCCTTCAGAGCTGCGCTGAGTCGAAGGTATTGAACGAGCGACCGTCGGATCGCTGCTGTTGAGGTAATGCCGACGACGACATATGCCCCAACTGAGAATGTCCCAGTCGGCATACGGCTACCTCCGGCCGAGGTTGTTCAGGTGAAGCAACAGGGTCGGCATGAGGTTCTCCCTCGCAGTCGCGAGAGCGGGCCTCAGAAACGGCTGAGCACGGGAACGACGGGTCCCGAACTCCACGTATTTCGCGTAATCGACTTCCTCGTCACCGGCGCTGATGATCGCCTTGATACGCCTGCCCCCCGGTTCTGCGCGAAGCAGCGTGATCGATTTGCGGAGACCGCCACCAAGGGTCTTGTCGTCGCCCTTGCCACTGAAGGCCGCGCCGCCCTTGCGACGCTTGAGTTCATACAGGCCACGAGCCGAGAGATCCGACTCATTTCGCGCGTTCGGAACGGGCGTGGAAACGGGCTCCAGCTTCCCGGAAGCGGCCTTGACGTATGTCTGGTGAATGTCGACCAGGTGCATCCCGCCCTGTGTGAACCCCGCTGTCCGGCGGCTCATCGAGCGATAGTCGTTTGCCCGATCGCGAGAGCGATAGTTGCCAGGAAACAACGCTGTCCTGAGATCAGGCGAACTGCCACGGACGCGCTCGCCCGTATCGATGCCGTTCACGCTCTTGGTCGGGAATGCGCTCGGAAGGCCCAGCTTGCGTCGAATGCTGGCCTCGGCATTTCCCTCTGACGCGCTCAGGGTTCTGGTTTCCTGGCGACCCTGGATCCGCAGACCACTGCGCGGTGTGCGGCCATACCGGAAGACTTTGCGAATCGGAGCGTCCTTGATCGCCTGTTCCTCGGCTACCTCGGCGACCTCATTGACACCGGCCGTGAGGGCCCTGATCAGCTGGTCGTAGATGATGCCGACGTTGACCGTCCTGACCGACTTCACTTGGCCCGCCGAACGATGCAGGTGATCCACTCGGGCCAGGTCTGATCCGTGCCCGCGTCGATGACCAGGTAGGTGTTGCCCTTGATGACCACCTGGTCGGCAGACTCGATGTCCGTTCCAACCGGGACCCGGAGTCGATAGACGGTGATGGCGTTGAGGTCACCAACGTCCGGACTTCGATCGCGGGCCCATGTGCCCACGAGCCATCCCTTGACGGTCGACGTGGGTGTGGTCGGGTAGCTGGCCGTGGAGCCGTACGGTTCACCCGAGTCGTCGAGTCCGATGTCCTCGACGAACCGGAAGATCTGAACCGTGTCGATCATCCCGGAGATGCCGATCCTCTGAATGGCCGTCATTGCCAACGGCCCCAGCAGGCTCACCGTCCTGTCTGGAAGATGAACGGCGAGAGCAGCAGCTGACTCGACGTCGAGATGGCCGGGATCGAAGCGGTGGTCGAGGATCCGCCCAGGCGCTGTCGCCTGATCGTGATCTCGCCTGCGGTGATTTCCGCCACGCCGATCATCTCCTTGGCGGCCAAGAGGCGTTCGCCCAGGATGTCCGCAGCGATCATCCCCGTGGCCTGCGCAACAGCGGGCGGCAGGGGATAGGTATAGCTGCACGTGACGAGGTCGCTCGGAGCGAGCGGCGTGGCGAAAATCACCGTCCCCTCAGTGGAGTCCACGGTGAAGCCCACTGTCTGAACGATGCCGTTGAGGCGGACTTCCGGAACGCCGATCCAGAATTGGTTCTGCGCTCGATAGGTCCAAGCGTCCGTCGGCTCAAGGATCTCGCCCGTGACCGGGAACTCCCAGCCGTAGGTGTAGTTGGCCTTGGCCACCGGGTTGTACATCCCGATCAGGGTCTGGACCACCCCAGCACCGAAGATGCCGTACTGGGTGAGCACCAGGGAGCTGACCTCGATGTAGCTCTGGTTGTTGTTGATGAACATGTCCGCGGTCGCGATCTCGGTGTAGATGTTCGGGGTCGCATAGATCCTGAACTGGTCCACCGTCTTGACCGGCTGGCAGATCGGCCAGTAGCGGTACGGTCGCGGCAGGTCATACGCGCTGACGGACCACTCATGGGCCTCGCCAACGATCGTGCCGCCGCGGAAGTCGAACTGCTGCGGAACCATGGGCACACAGCAGTACGTATTGACAGCCGCTGTGGCGCGCTGGATCACGGAGCGGATCTCGATGTCGTTGGGACTCTCGGGATCCGACAGGTCGATCCCGAAGCCCATCGTACGAAAACGTTCGGGCGTCAGGTACATCGCAGCCTTCCGCGGAAAAGAGGAGGGCCCACGGGTGCCACCGCAGGCCCTCCTGAGGTGGTTACTGCTTGATGCGCACCTTGTTCGAGAACGGGATCGCCTTGACGGCGAGGCCCCACATCCCGAACACGATGTACAGCCGGGTCAGCTGACCCGAGATACCCACGGGGATCTCCAGGACCGTCGGGCCTTCCGAACCGAGGTACGGAAGCGAGATGGCCGACTCGTCGAGGACATACATGTCCCGAACGAGGTTGCTGGAGTAGTTCGCCGCGTTGTAGGTGCCGATCGAGTCGCCCGGCACGATCGCGAGCGGCAGGGGGCCGAACACGGTGTTGACCGCGTTCGTCACGACGCCAGGAGCGACGTCGACGAACGAGTTCATGTACCGGACGTTCTTGTCCTGCTGCAGGTCGAAGCTGACCTTCTCGTGCGGGTGGCACCAGATGATGTTGGCGCGGCCGCCCTGCTCCATGATCTGCTCGGAGGCGCGATCGATTGCCGTCCGCATGTCGTCGGGGGTACCGGCGGTCGGGTCGGCGTTCTGCACGCGGCTCGTGGTGAGCGTCCAACGGAGACCCTGGAAAGCGTTGGCGTCGTAGAGACCGAAGTCGCTCGACGCGGTGCCGCCAGAGTTGGCCGAGTTGCCCTGGAAGATGGCCTTCTGCAGCTCGTGGGCCATGGCACGGAGGCCGCCCTGAAGCTCCAGAGACTCCGGGTTGTACCCGGCGCCACCGGCCAGGACCGCGAACTGGGACTTCAGCGAGACGCCACGCCGGGTCGCAAGCACGGCCACGTTGGTCGTCTGGCGGACGTAGGTCGACTGGTCGTCAGTCACGGTACCCAGCTCGGCCATGAACTTGGCCGAACCGAAGCTGGTGATCTGGTTGAACGCGTGCACGAGACCATTGGCTGGTTCGCGCGCGAAGCGCTCGAAGGCCGGGAACTCACGAACGTACAGCTCGTAGAGCATCGGCTCCAGGTCCTGCCGGATCAGCGCGGACACGCCCGAGCTGTCGACAGCCTTCTGGATGAGCTGGTTCGACATCGCGGCCTGCTGGGTGGCATAGCCGCCCGCGTTGAGCCACTGGTCGACCGGCACACCGGTATTGCGCTCTTCGGACTGCGAGGCCAGCATCGCGTGGATCTCGGGGATCGTGCGAAGCTCGCCGTTGGCCTTGTAGCGGACGTTCTGGCGCAGCGCGCCAATGTCGCCACGCGACAGGAACTGCCGGTTGCTGCCCGGGGCCGGGGTCGCCGTGTCGTCGATGCCGCGGGTCACCGGAGCGACCGGCGCGGATGACGGGGTGGCGTTGAGGGCCGCGAGCGACTTCCGGATCTCCTCCAGCGTCTCTTGGACGCTGGTCATATCCATCGGCTCGGTCATTGCCTATCTCTCCAACATTTTGATGAGGTCGTCGCTCAGGTAGCCCGAGAACCGCGTGTGCAGTTCGTGTTGGGCGCCTTCAACTACCGCTCGCCGAACGAGGGGTGAATTGGCGACTTGGTCGAGGATCTCCTTCGTCCCCTTGAGCACGGCGTCGCGCTCACTGAGAGCGGTGTCACGTTCGCTCTGGAGGGCGGAAAGCTGGACCCCAAGCTCAGCGACCTTGGCCCGAGCGTCGACCAACTCGCCAGTGGTCGAACGCAGGAGGTCAAGGATCTGGCTCGTGGGATCGGCCGAAGCCGTCACAGCATCGCCACCGGAGGCGACGTAATCGCCGTCGGGATCGGTCGACTGACCTTCCTGCGGCTTATCGACAGGAGCGGGATCACTCGCTGAGTCCCCGTCCCCCGTATCGATCTGAATGATGGTGACCTGGGCATCGGTCACGTCGGGCTCGGCGTCCTTGCTCCAGTTGGAGTGGTAACCGTCCGAGCAGTCCCCGCCACCGTCACGGCCCTTGCCGCAGGTCGGACATGCGTCCGGCATCTTGGTGACATCAGCGTCGACCCCAGCGACCACGTCGTCGATCGGATGATCGGGGCGACCGTCCGGCCACTGGTCGACCCAGGTGGTCGTGGTGCTCGCTGTGGTCGAGGGAGTGAAGGTGTTGGTGTCGAGCGTGCCATGGATCGTGTAGTTGGGACCGTCCAGCGTGAGCGTGGGCTGACCGATCGGCACCGTGGTGGCGTCCTTCTCGGTGGCCCGGAGGCTCTTGGCTGCGTACTCCACCCAGCTGCGCGGGTTGGCCGGGATGCCGACCAGGCTGGTCTCCAGCAACTCGACGTGCTGAATGAGGTAGCTGCCCGACTTCTTCTCGCGGATCGCTCCGCCGTCGGGGATGAGTGCACCGATCGAGAGACCGAGCTTCGTGCCCTTCTCGATGGCCTCGAACGCCTTCACCGCACGCGGGTTGGCGTCATTGATGAGGATGTCGAAGTCGAGGTCGTAGTTCGGATTGCCCACATGATCTGCACCACGGGTGGTGAGACGGGCGCTCTCGACTGAGCCAGCGACGTCCTCGGGGACCTCGTAGCTGTGGTTGAGGAAGATGGTGAGGTTGTTGTTGGCGGCGCGCTCCATGTCTTCGAGCGCGGACTGCTCCATCGTGTCGCCGTGGAGGTCCTTGGTCGTCGATGACGCGACACCGTGGAGCCTCATCTTGCCGTCCGAGCTGCGGCTGGACTTCAAGATCCCCGAGAAGATCTGGAAGGTGCTGCCGCCCAGCACGTCATCAACTGATGTCTGGATGAGGTCCATGTGGTCTCCTCGGGGTAGCTGGGTCGGCCTTCGCCTCCAGCGCCCTATACGGCTGCGACCGCGGGTTCTTCCCAGGTCGCGAGAGAGTTGATGTAGGTGTTGAACGACGTGGTCGCGTCGTCCCAGCTGAACTGAGCAACGTGGGCCCGAGCTGCCTCGCCCAGGTCGCGCTGAGCGCCCCTGGAGCCGTAGATCCTCTCGATGGCGTCGGTGAAGGCATCGACGTCGGCGAGCCAGAGATCCGAGCCGTTCGGGGTGGTGATCAAGCGTTGCGGCTCGACCAAGATCCCGCCGGGTCCCACAACCTCGGGGATGGCCGACACGTTCTGGGCCACGATGGGGAGACCGCACGCTGCGGCCTCGGCCAGCGTCAACCCATAGCCCTCGCCGCGCGAGGTGGAAACGAACAGGTCGGCTGCGTTGTACAGCGCGACCAGATCCTCCTCGGGCCAGCCCTCGAAGCTGTTGTGCAGCCCGGGGAGACTGAACCGATCGTGTACGTCAGGCTCACGAGTGAGCATGTCCGTGATTAGCAGTGCGTCCTCTTGGCTCCGGCCTGACGTCGTGTGCAGATGCATGTGCACGTTCTTGTGCCGCTTCATCACGGGCCAGACCGCGCGGATCGTTGCGCCAAAATCCTTGCGCCCCGAGTTCTTGTCCACGCGCAGGATCCAGAAGTCGTCAGGGTCCCAGCCGAACGCCCGTTTGCAGTCCGTCTTGGACGTGCAGACGATGCCCGAGCTGGTGGTGATCGGCCGGTCCTTGCTGACTCGATAGAAGCGATCGGTGTCCACGCCGTGGTAGACAAGCTGTGAGCCAGGCATCGACTCCTGACCGAACTTGCTCATGGCCACGGCGTTGGTGGTCTTCGTCAGCAGCGTGCTCCAGCCCGGAGGCCGGTTGTAGCTGTCGATCGGGATGTAGGTGATGATCGGCCGGTACTTGATGAAGATGTTGTCCTTGTCGAACTGGTTCTCGAACAACAAGTTCAACAGCAACTGGGCGTCGTGGAGCATGACCACAACGTCCGGTTCGATCTTCGCGAGCATCTCGATGTGGCGGCTCTTTCCCCACACGTCGGTCGCGTTGATCGCATTGGGCCGATACAGCCTCAGCGAGGACTGCTGGTCCGGATAGAGCAGCGACGGCCATGCGTCACCGCGAAAGTTGTAGGCGAGAACGTGGATCTCGTGACCGTAATCACGGACGAGACGCTCGCCAATCGAATGAGTGACCCGAGCGAAACCGGTATGACAACCGGCGTCGCCGAGCCAAAGAACCTTCGCCACTCGATCCCTCCGAGGGTTGGGTCAATGGTTGTTGCTGAACGACACGACCGAGCCGTAGCTGTTGACCACGTTCCACGGCGTGTCCGCGTACATGGTCACGTTGTCCTTGACCACGACGTTGGACAGGACCGCGCCATAGGCACCGGCGTTGCAACTCGCCTTCGTGTCCACCCAGGTCCACTTGGAGGCATTGCCGCGCCCGATCTTGTTGCCCGAGAACTCAATGTTGGCGAAGAGGGGAGCCTTGCCGCCGACCGGCGCGCAGTTGGGCTCGATATCCATCGTCGCGTACCAGCCGAACACATCGAACGTGTTGCCGCTGACGACTGCCCGTTCGAGTCCGTTCGCGACACCGAGGCCCATGCGCCCGCAATAGGTGATGACGTTGCGGAGGATCTTCGCGTCCGTCGTCCACTGAGTGTCGCCATCGCAGTAGATGCCGTCGCCGCCGAAGTGGTCGATGGTGCAGTCGGTGATCGTCAGGCCATGGACCGCGGCAGCGAAGCAGTGGTTGTACTCGTGGGTGACGGGCTTGCCGTCGCTCGCGCCCACGAAGCCGATCTTGCTGAAGGAGAGGTTGGCGCAGCCGCCGTGGAGCCACCACAGGTTGGCGGCGAGACCGGGGCCCGTGGGCAGGCTTGCCGTCGTCTGAATGATCTGTGCGCCAGGAGCTGCCGAGGTCAGGGACGCGTCCTTCCAGCCCAGCATGTCGAGCTGCTTGACCTTCGGCTTGAGCCCGTCGAGGTCCAGGGTCGGCGCGCTGCGGAGCCAACTGATCGTTGCTGCTGTCGCGTCTCCGCCCGTCGCGATGATGTCTCGCATCGCCTTGGGCGGTGTCGTGCCCACCGGGATGGGACCGGGGATCCCTGGGTCGGGCGGGACGATGACCGGTGGCGGAACCGCGTCACCCTCAAGAATTGCGACCCGAGCGGTGAGGGCATCGATCGCCGCCTGAAGCTTCCCGTCGGCAAGAGCACGAGCCGAGACCTCGGTGGCGAGCGAGGTTGTGGAGGCGAGCCCCTTGATCTGTGTGTCTGTCGCCGTCAGGCCGTGCCTGTGGTGAGTCCCACTATTGGGATCGGTCTGTGTCGTCGCCATGATCCCTCCTACTGCCGTCGGACGGTCACTGTTTCCTGTGACGTCGTCTGGATCCGGGTGTCGGGGTAGGTGACCTCCCACTGCACAACGTATTCACCGGGCACCGAGAGATCGTTCGTCGCCCAGGAGTAGGTCACCGTTCCGGCTGCTGGGTTGACGATCGTGGCCATTGCGTTGACGGTGAACCGCCTGTCGTCGGGCTTTCGCATCTGGAAGCGCACGGCAGAGCCTGTGAGATCAACGACGGACTGATCCAACTGCTTGACGATCGTGGTGTTGATCGCCGGAGCCGTATCGCCCTGAACTAAAACTAGGGTCACAGGTCGACCTCAATCTGCTCAAGAACGTTCAGTCTCATGGCCGGTCGGCCGCCAGCGGACCAACGATCACGTCGGCGGTGAGGGGACCCGAGATCAGATCCGCCACCAACGGACCCGCGATCATGTCCGCCGTGTTGAGTCCATCGATCGGCTCGAACTGGGTGGGCGCGGCGAGAATGAAGGCCGCGGCAACGAAGCTTCTCGAAATATTGAGGTTGATGAACGCGTCAGCTGTGAAGCTGCCCGACCCGCCGAGGATGAGCGCATCGGCGGTAAACGAACCCGTCTGAGGGGAAAGAAGGACCGCATCAATCGTCACCCCGGCCGTTCGGGTTGTTCCAAACACCGCGTCGGCGGTGAATGAAGTGAGAGCGGTCTTCAGTTGTACGGCGTCAGCTGTGAAGCTGGCGGTCGGCGCCTGCAACAGGACGGCGTCAGCGGACAGTGTAGCGGTTACTGTGCGCTTGACAATGGCCTGTGCGGTAAATGAGTAGTTCGCCACCACGGCGACAATCGCGTCGGCAGTGGAAACACTATCCGCAGCCGTTCGATGGAACGACCCCGTGCGAGTAACGGCGTCGGCTGTGCTGACAGCGTCCGTTTCTGTGCGTTGGAAGCTGCCCGTCCGCGCGACCGCACTACTTGTAACGACAGCGTCTGATGCAGTCCGCGAACGGCTGGTGGACTCAGTGGCCGAGTCGGATGTGGTGACCGCATCGGACGCTGTGCGGTTGAACGAGCCCGTTCGTGCAACCGAGTCAGCTGTGGTGAGCGTGTCGCTGACAGTGACCGATCGGCCCTTGATCGCCGTATCGCTCGTGGCGACCGTGAGCGTGTCGGAGGCAGTGCGATTGAACGTACCCGTTCGCGCGACGGAATCGGACGTTGCGACAGCATCCGACGCCGTGCGATTGAGGGACTTGACTCCAACGATCGCATCCGACGTCGTAACCGCATCACTGGCGGTCCTGATAAACGTGCCGGTCCTGGCCACCGAAGTGGCGATCGTGACCGTGTCACTGGCGGTTCTGGTGAACGTGCCGGTCCTGGCCACCGAAGTGGCGACCGTCAGGGTGTCGGACTCGGTCCTTGTGAACGTACCGGTCCGACTAACCGCATCCGACGTCGTGACCGCGTCCGAGGCAGTGCGAGGGCCGAGTGCGGTCGCCGAGGTGGCGATCGTGAGCGTGTCGGAAGCAGTGCGATTGAACGAGCCCGTTCGTGCAACCGCGTCGCTGGTGGTCAGGGCATCGGCCGCTGTCGGATGGAACGATCCAGTCCGGGCAACGGAGGTGGCGATCGTCAGGGTGTCCGACGCCGTCCGGTTGAGGGTCTGGGTCCTGGTGACCGCGTCCGACGTGGTAACGGCATCGCTGGCCGTTCGATTGAACGTGCCAGTCCGACCGACAGAGGTAGCCGTCGTCAGGGTGTCGGACGCCGTCCGATTGAACGTCCCGGTCCGGGTGACGGCATCCGATGTGGTAACCGCGTCAGCCGCTGTGCGACTGGCGCCGGACGCTGTTACGACCCCAACAGCCGCGTCGCTGGCCGCCAGTGCGTCGCCGCCAGCGGTGTAGTGAGCGCGCACTTGCGCAGCCGTCAGGGCGTAGTTGTAGACGGCGACCTGTCCGATGGAACCGTTGAAGAACTCGGTCCCGCTGTTCCCCTGACCGATGTGGAGGATGCCAGCGAAGGGCGCGAATGTCTGGTTCGTGACGGTGCCGGTCACGTCCGCGCCGTTGATGTAGAGCTTGACCGTCGCGCCGTTCTTTGTGGCGACGACGTGGTTCCAGGCTGACGCCGTCGGGTTGACCGTCGATCTGACGATGATCCCCGAGTTCTCGGCCGAGAGTGTCAGTTCGCCCGTGTTCAGAACGCGCAGATACTGAGCGCCGCCCATGCCGATAACGCCGCGACTCGCGCCGGTCGCCCCGGGGATGATCCACGCCTCCTCCGTGAACACATCGCCGACGTCGAAGCCCGGATCGTTCGGAGCCGTGAAGTAGTCGGTCGTGCCGTTGAACGCGATCGCGGTCGTACCGACGATCGGTCCCGTCTGCCCGTAGGTCGGCGTGCCGCCGACGACTGTGACGTTATGGCCGTTGCCCGACGAGTCCTGCGGGTTACCGCTCGCCTCGCCCAACTGCCAGTAGGCGACCGGGCTGTCGGCCAGGACGGTGGGTCGGTACGTTCCCGTGGTCCGCAGGAACGTGCCGGTCCGCGCGACCGAAGTGGCGACCGTCAGCGTGTCGGAGGCAGTCCTGACGAGGTTCTTGGTGGTCTGGGTCTGCTCGTAGGTCAGCCATGACTCAGGCGCAGTCCCGAGAGCCTCACCATTAGGGATCGGATAGTCCCCGGCGGTGTAGCTGAGCGCGATGTCGTCGAACCAGGTATCGAGCCCGGTGTTCTCTGCTTGGAACGCGACGCTGACGATGTCGGATGCGGCGGCGGCACGGGTCTTCTGCGTCTGCGCGACGCCGTTGATCTTCCAGTCCCAGACGTGCGGGTTCGCCGTCGTGTCGAGGTGGAAGTCGATGGTGACCCACTGGTCGAGCGGGAAGGGCAGCGTGGACTGTCCGAAGTCCATGTAGAGGAAGGTGTCCGGGTCGCGGTAGAGGAAGCGCGTGGCGACGCCATCGTTCCACTGAACGATGGTGGCGTTGCCTGCTGGAGTCGATGGCAGCCAGACCGAGAACCTGCCGACGAGATGACGCTGGCCAGCCGATAGTGTGTGGGTGACTTTGGAGTCACCCACCGCCAGCATCTTGAGCGCACTGGTGCCCGACCGAACGTGGGTCGTGTCCTTCGTGACCGTGCCCGATGTGGACGACCAGTGCGACGGCGTACCGGGCTCGCTCGCCGCCTCGCCGCCGCAGTCGAGAACAGCGGTCGGCGGGGCCCCTAGACGCCCAGTGTGAACGGCGACGGCATCGGAGGCGGTGCGGACGAGGTTCTGGGTGTCAGCAACACCGTTGCTGCCCATGGTGTAGTGCTGGGCGATCCGCGTCGGCGTCAGGCACGACGGGTAGATCGCGACCTCGTCCATCGTGCCGTCGAGGTAGAGGGAGTTTCTAAAGGCGAGCCACAGCGTCCCATTGAGGGTGACGTTCAGCGCGCCGGGGGCATAACCGCTACCGATCTGCGCCCCGTCCTTGTAGGCCAGCATCGTCGTGCCGTCCCATGTCAGGACGACGTGATGGCGGACGTTGTCGTCGATCGTGTGGGTGCTGCCGAAGAAGTTGAAGTTGGTCGAGTTGTTGAGTACGATCGCGCCGAGATAGAGGCCAAGGCCACCACCTTCGTGACCGCCACCGTCTTGAACGCCCCAGATGACCAGCCCTTGCTCAGTCGCCGAGCTGGTCTTGATCCACGTCTCAACCGTCCACGGATTGTTCCCCGTAGGCAACCCGGAGTCGCTGCCAGTCACCTCCTGCGTGGACGCCGCGACGAACGTCATGGCCTTGTTGGCGTCGCCCGTCAGCAGGCCCGGGGCTCCGAAGGTCGGAGACCCGGTGGCCGTCAGGTTGTTGCCGACGGTGGCCGTGACCGTCGGGCCGCTCGCGTCGCCCATCCGGTAATAGGCGGACGGAGAGTCGGCTAGAACGGTAGGTGCGTAGGCGAGCGTGACAGTGTCGGAGGCAGTGCGAACGAGGCTCCTGGCACCAACCGGGGCGGTCGTAATGGTCAGCGTGTCGTCGGCGGTCCGGTAGGCACCCAGAACCCATGTGTCCGAGGGGCCGTCGTAGCCCTGGGCGAACGGGTAGTCGCCGGTGTTGAGGGTGACGAGGATGTCGTCGAAGTAGAGGCTGTATGCACCGACCGACACCGCCGAGGTGTGGCCCAGGACGAGGGTGCTGAACGTGGAGCTGCTGACGCTGACTGGCGGCGCACCCTGCGTGACGCCGTCGAGGCTCCAGCCTCCGGTGTGGGCCGTGCCGTCGATCCAGAACTGGACCGTGTACCACGTATTCGCGCTGATGGCCCCGAGCGAGTGCCCGCCCGCGCCGCCCGCGACCATGTCGATCGTGTTGTCGCCGAACAGGTCGAAACGGAGGTCGTAGGCGGACCCTGAAAGTCGGAACAGCGAGGTCGTGTCCGACAGACTGACGTTCGAAAGGCGGAAGCGGAACGTGCCCGCGTAGGCCGAGTGCGAGCCGAGGGCGTGCTGGATGTTGGTGAGGACGGCGTTCGTGACATCCAGACGACCAGCATTTACGCCGGTCCGCCCCGCGATCGTCGAGTCGAGGGCCACCGTCCCGTTCGTCGGGCTCCAGTGGGTGCCGATGGACGCGTCTTCAAAGCCGCACGTGAAGAAGGGCGTCAGCGGCGTCGGAGGAATGAGCCGGGGATAGGCCTGAACCTGGGGTGACTGTGGCGGATGTCGATACAGGCCCCGGCCAGCCACGACCTAGCCCGTCTTGGTCAAAACGTTCTGCGGCAGGAACCCGATCGCCGGGTGCTGCGGATCGTCAGTGCTGATCTCCCAACGCGTCTCTCCGTTCTCGTCCTTGAACGCCCGGACGACGCCGGTCGCGGTCACGATGTCCGTGTCGTAGGCAAGATCCAGCGTGGCCGTTTCGCCGTCTGAGATCTTCGACTTATCCCGCGCGAGGAAACCCGGCATCAGGTGACCTCCTCGAACGTCACGACTGCGTTCCAGTTGGTCAGCGTGGTCGGCGTGCCCTGGAGCTGGAGACAGAACGTGAGGTCGGGACCGACGAGGATGCGCTCCTCAGGGGTCCCGACCCACAGCCAGCCGTTGAGGTTGTTGAACCCATCCTGACCCAGCACGGTCAGCGTGCCGCCGCCGTTGGATGACGCGTTCGTACCGGCAGACGATGCGGCGTTCGAGGTCGAGCCCGTGATGGCCGAGGCCACGGCACCAATCTCGATCGGAGCCGGAGTCGCTGAGGTGAACGTGCCGAACGCCGATGCCTTCAGGCCCCAGCGCACCGCCAACTGCTGGCTGGTCGCAGTGCCGGACTGACTGCACGACATGCGGTAGATGCGCAGCACGGAAGCACGCGAGGAATAGGCGGTGGCCGCGCGGATCGTGACGATTTCGCCGCTCGCGATCACGGTCGCGTTTGCCATCGTCACGGTGTACAGGGAACTCATCGCGCCTCCTTGCTACTGGGCCAACAACGAGAGGCCCTGAGATGATCGGAATGGGAGCGGTGGTCCCCCAATCGGGGAGTCCGTCAAGGTGAGCGTGTCCGAGGCCGTGGCGCTGATGCTGCGCGGCAACTGAAACGACGCTGATGCCACCGCGAGGCCGGTGATCGAGGTCGTGACCGACAACGTCATAATCGACGTATCGGCCCCCGACGCGCTCGTGGTGTTCGCATACGCGAACGAGTAGTGATCCTGTGACGACACGGCGTTGTTGTTACCGGCCGCCGTCGCCGTGACATGGTTGCCGGTCCACGTGTCGTTCGGAGCACGCGCGACGCTGCGGCGATCCGCCCCGGCCGCCACCCACAGGACACCACTGGCGGAGTCGGCACCACCAAACGTGGCCGTCACCGGGCTCGTCGTAGCGGTCGCAGTACCCGATTGGTCAAGTGGCGTCACCTGTCGGTTGCCACTGTATTCAGCCAGCTGGCCCGCGATCAGGGCCGAGGTGATGGCGCTGATCGTCGGCGCTGCGTCCGACCCGGCCGCGAGCTTGTAGTAGACGGTGGCCGAGCACGAGGTCCCGGCCACCTGCGCCCCGATGCTCCAGCCAGATGGAGTGCCTGGCAGCGTGGCCGAAGCGGTCACGGTCACCCAGAAAATCAGCAGGTTGCCAGCGGTTCGGCTTTCGCTGGCCCCGAAAGCGACGGTGTTGAGCGCCGACCCGGCAGTGGTCTGAACGGCGGTGCCGATGGTTCCAACGAGCGCGTATGCCATCGGCTACCTCCGAGTTGAAGGGGGGCTGGGCCCGAGAGCCCAGCCCCCCACAAGAACTAGCCGGAGAGGGTCACGGTCCAGGTGACGGTGAGCGTGTCACCATTGCCGACCGTCGCGTCCTGGTTGAGTACCGTCTCGAACACCACAGGACCGACACCGGTCTGCGAGTTGTGGGAGAACAGGCCGCCCTTGTGGATCGCCGTCAAGGTGCCGGTGATCGCGAACGCCTTGGTGACCGTGTAGGTCGAGGCGCCGTACGTGTGAGCGTAGGTGCCCAGCTGGCGGTTGCCGCCGTTGGTCGTGATCTCCGAGGCCAGCGCCGTGTCCGCTGCGGATGCAGCACCGGAGTCGGTCGTGAGACCCATGAACCGGTAGGCCGGGCCGCCGCCCGCACCAAGGATGAAGGCGTTGGTCGACGCCGGGGTCGTGCCCGTGCCGTCAGCAGCGGTCCACCACTGATCGATGGTCGCCACCGAGGTGGTGTTGCTGATCACGTTGCCGTACACCGGCGGGGTCGTGATGCCGGTCACCGACGCGTAGATGCGCGTGCCCACGATGCCCAGCTGCGGGGTCGCGAGGTTGCTCGCGGTCCACGGGGTGCCGGTTGCCGTGAGGCTGGTGGCCGAGGTCGCGGTCGCGGGCGAGCCAACGCCGCCGGACGGGATCCTGCCGCCCATCAGCTCCGCGAGCATGTCGCGACCGATGTTTGTCAGCAAGTTCTCGCTGGTCCCGAGGTCCTCGATGGAGCCGTCGGGGTGCTGGATGATGGCATGGACCTGGTTCGGCCCGAGGCGCACGAACTCGTGAACCTTGCGGCCACGGTCGATCTGGACGCTGGCGTAGTCATCCATCGTGATGACTTCGATCTGGGGGGGCTTACCACGATTTTCCACTGGGAAACTCCACTGCTTTCGATACTTGGGACGCTTGCGCGTCACCTGGGACCCATAACTTTGATGAGACGAACACCGAGGGTATCTACGTCGTCACCTCCGCAAACCACTCCCGTGGGCAAGATCCAGAGTTTGGTCATCGTGCCGTCGATGGCGGTCTTGCCGATGCCGTAGGCGATGATCTCGTTACTCCCAGCTGATCCCGTGACCCCCACATGGCGGGCCGCGTAATACGGGGTGTCACCTGGATCGATATTGACGATCAACACGGTCGCCATATCGGACTTGCGGACCAAGGAATACGCTCCCGCCCGGTCCATCCAATCAGCGAACCTGGTCATCCAACCGGACTCGCCGAGGTCGATCACGAGCCCGCCCTCGTTATCGGAGATGGCCAGAAAGTAGGGGTTGTCGTCGGACCAATCGGTCATCTCAGTCGGTCCCTCGCCTCAGCTGCAGTCATGGTTGGCAGGCCCAGCTGGTCGTTGAGTTCCCGACGTGCTTGTTCGACCTCTGGATCCCGGGTCGCCAGCTCCTGCAGGAACGAGCGATGGTTGATGGTGGTCTCGCTGACGTGATCAATCTCGATCCGGGTGTCCACGTAGATGCGACACCCAATCGCCTTTGCGTCCTGGCAGAACCGCAGATCCTCGCCCACCCCATCCATCCAGCGGAAGAAGTTGGGCGGTGGCATCGACTCTCGCTGCTCGATCGGCGGCCAATGGAAACCAGGTCGTTCCTCGTATACCCGGACCATCCTCTCGAACACCCGCCGATGGATCAGGATGAACGCGAACCCGGTCCCGTCCACCTCAACCAGATCGGTGTCCCACTGCTCCAGGAACGTGTAACCGCCCTCCGTGGGCTTCTCACGCATATAGAGCGTCGGCTGATGTGGGTCCTTGCGCTGGAAGCACAAGCCGCCCACGATATCGAGATCGTGCTCCTCGCGGACTTTCACCAGCCGCCCGATCGCGTCGGGGGAGAAGCTCATGTCGGCGTCAACGAACAGGATCCAGTCACCCTGCATCCGTTGGACCAGCTCGTTCCGCTGGGAGGGCAAGATGCTGCCCTCGACCACCTGCCAGCTGATTGATTGGCCGGGCTCCAAAAAGGACCAGTCCGCCATCATCATGCTGATGAAGAGGCCAGTCCCCACATGGTCACGGGTGGGGATGGCGATGGTTCCCGCAACCGCCCCGTCCCGACGGGCGCTGTATGCGGTGAGGTCACTGCCTGGTGCGCGCTCCAGGCGAACGATCTGAGGCATCAGGGCAAGCTCTTCAGCACCCGGGCGAGCCCATCGTTGAGCGAAACGTCAGGGCTGTAGTACCGCAGCATCCGTGACGGATCCCCTCGTCGTGTGCTGACGCCCGATGGCTTACCGGTGTCGTTCCGGATGGCCCCTGAGTAGCCGACCAGCGCCATGGCACGGGTGGCGATGCTGTTGAATGTCGTGCCGATCCCGGAGCTGATGTTCATGGACTGATATCCATGCACACCGGCATCGAGTCGTGACACGGTGGCGCCAACGATGTCGCTGACGTGGATGAAGTCCCGTTGCTGGAGCCCGGTGCCCCAGACGGTGAGCGGGTGCTCGCGAGCCTTGGCCCGGGCCAGGATCGACGGGACCGGATACTCCATCGACTGGCCCTCGCCATACCCGCTGAACGGGCGGATGCACAGCGTGTTCACTCCGTAGATGGCCGCCTTCCAGGCCAACATCTCACCGGCGAACTTGGTGAAGCCGTACATCTCGTCGGGCGCACCCCATTGGGCGTTGCCCGGATGAACCATGTCCTCTGACAGCATCGTGCCCCAGCCATCCTGGAGCGCGGCCGGGTAGACCGCAGAGCTGCTCGGGTACACCACAATCCCCACTCGCCCCACCGCCCAGCGGAAGAACATGGAGT